AAGCGAAAGCTGAACGGCAAGACTAGAGGGAGCCCCGGCAACGGGGCTTCTTCTTTTGCCCTAATGTTCCTGCCAATTACTGCATCTATTTAGACACATGAGACTTAGATCTATCATACGAAAGATGTTGGCTGAAGCATACGGCAGTGTCGAGTTTGAGACAGGGGCCAAGACCAGTGAGGCCAACCAACTCATCATGTTCGCCGACAACGATAAGGAAGTGTATGACTTCGCGTTGAGGAACCGTGGGGACGTCGATGCCATATACTCCTTTTGCAAAGACAAGTTCGAACGTATGCACGGGGCGCTGAGGGGGAACAATGGGGATGAAGAAACCATCATGTATGACTTCTTCGCCAACTACGGTCCGCCCGACCTTGATGGTCATGATGAGGGTCTCGACACGGTCGGATGACGGATGTCGTGAAGCTTGTGTTAAATTTTTTCTGAAACCATCGGCTGCCTGTTCATCGAAGACTATCTATAGACGAACCTCTTAAAACCAATTCACAATGCTTATTACGATCACCAACGAGCAGAAGGTCGAAGTGACCCTCGCTCCTGTTACCGAAGCTGGTAACCCTGCCACTGTTGACGGCGTTCCTGTATGGGAAGTCGTTTCCGGCGATGCAACCCTCGAAGTCGCTGCTGACGGCCTTTCCGCTTTCCTCGTGTCCGGTGCTGCTGACGTGACTTCCCAGATCACGGTTACGGCTGATGCTGACCTCGACGAAACGGGTGTTACGCCTATCGTCGACACCATCGACCTCGCTGTTGTTGCTGCTTCTGCAAGCGCCCTTGGCCTCGTAGTCGCTACGCCAGTCCTGAAGTAATCGCAACCCCTGAGCTACAATGGAAGCAAACCTCAAATTCGCGAACGTAACGGCATACAATGTCGTGAAGTTCGACGTCAGATTGGGCGAGACCTTCGATATCGAACTTGTCAATGTTGACAGGACGATGCGTTGGTTCTCCGACAACGACCAAGTGCTCTCCGTTGCGGTACAAGACGGTGGCGAGTCCGCCAAGGTCACTTCGACCGCAAAGGGCAGATGCGATATCCAGCTTCAGAGCAATGGTGAGATCATCATGGTTCTTCAAGCTGAAGTGTACGACAACGTGGCTGTAGCCCTCAATCCCGAGGCGCGCACACCCATCCTGAAGTAAGGAACACCATCATAAGGAGGAGCCCCGATAGGGGCTCTTCTCGTTTCTATTTACATGCGTGAACATACGCAGACTGATACGCGAAGCACTTGGCGATATGCGCTTCCCCAGTGGGGCCCTCACCCAACAAGTCCATGGCTTGATCCTGTTCGCCAACAGCAATGAATGGATGGTGGAGTTCGTTCAGGAGCATCCGGACGATAAGGAGGCCATATTCAACAAAGCATTGGAGCTTTACAAGGAGAAGTTCGGCGTGGACCTCAGCGGTGACAGGGAGACCTTGTTCTATGACTTCATGGCCCACTACAAGGTGCCGGAGTTCATCCATAAGATCATACGCAGAAAGGCGGAGGAACGCAAGCACGGTTGGGTTCTCCCACCGCCCGGTTCATACCGATACATCGGTCAGTGCGACAGGCTGAGACGCCTGCCGGGAGGCGAGGAGTTGTGGCAGGCCATGATGAGCGTGCGCAGGCCTATAGGAATAAAGGAGTTCCTGCACTCATGCGACATGACGCCTATCTGCGAAGAAGAAGAGACACCTCAACAGGTGGTTGCGGATTGGATGCGTGAGGACACATCTACCGCAGCCTATTTCTCACAATGGGGCGATAAGCCATGCATGTTCATCCAAACATCAGGATTCGAGTTCATATTCTCACCCGAGTGACATATATTTGCACCTTGACGACAAGTCTGCCCCCATAGTGTAGCCATCTGGCTACATGAATACCCATGAGGTAAAGAGACTTTGGAGAGTCTCGTGGGTCCACAGACGTGGATACCGGGCACCAGCACAATATGTGTGGGCCAAAATAGACAGGCATCGGCCGAGCGAGGAACGCAAGTTCGTCATCGCTTGGGCACGAGAACAGCGCCTGAGTGAGTTCCCTGATCAGTGGTACTTCATCACTGAGCAGTTGGAGATGTACGACCCAAGGAAGCAAGGCCCGAAAGGGCCTTCTTCTTTTACGATAGGACGTAATCGGATGGTCGGGCTGGCATGTGCTCATTGGCGCGTTCTCGCCCTTTGAGATGAGGCCTAACCCATGTGATACGCCGTTCAGAGCGCTGTGGTCCACATACCTGATTACGGAAATGGCCGCGCACGGTCCATTTGAGAATGTGGATGGTGTGTTCTCCACCGCCATCAGCCGACATGTGAAGGGAGCGGTCCACGCGTATGGTGCCTCCAACAGAGCAAACGGGCATACGAGAGTCCAGCTTGGGCATGAGCACACGTGGATTCATCATGCGGACGTCGCGCTCTGAAGAGTTCATGTAAAGGATAAGGGAAGCGACCATCGAGAAGGCTTTCAGGTTGTCCTTGGCAGCTTGCTTGCCGTACATGTCCGTTATCTGCGCTTTGATCTGTGCGCCTATGGCGGCATTCTCTTGAAAGATGAACTCGTGGATGAATATCTGTTCATCATCCCTGACATACATCACATGGATGTGGCGGCCATCCTCCTCTTGGTATTCTGATAGGTAGGACCACTTTATCGGATGATCATTGATGCGCACGGTCTCATTGAAAGGAGAATGAACGCATATGGTTTGGTACGGAAGCTTCAAGAACTCCGCGCTCACACCTTCTATGTTGGTCAAGGCCAGTTCGTGCGTAATCTGCTCCTCCATGCGGAACAGCTTTCGACCGCACCAGTTGAAGTCATGGAGGAATATGAGGATTTCCGCCATTTGGTCCTTATGGTCGCTGAAAGGTCCGTTAGCCAGATAATTGCTCTGTTCACGCAACCTATCTGACCTGTTGATAAGCTCTTCGATCCTAGGTACGGCGCCATCCACTGTTGCATCTCCGCTTTCTTTGGCTTTATTATCCTCTTCCTCTTGTAGTTTTATTGCCTTCTGCAATAAGCTCAAGGCCTTATTTCTTTTCCCGTCAGCCACGTCAAAGTCCGATGAGCCATCTTTCATAAAGTCGGCAATATGATAGGCTCCACGAAGGAATGCATCCCTCGCTTTTATTCTCTTCAGAAGGTTCTTTTCAGATTCGACATTGGCGGCGTACAGCCCACGTAATGTGGTTACATCCTCAGCGGCTTGGTCAAAGTCCGGTTCTTCCTTCTCAAAGAAGGATGGAAGCAAAATGCGGATGGATGCCGCCCACTTCTCGAAGTGGGTCAAAGGGGAGCGCAACCAGTTGGCCATGAGACGAAGGTATGGTCAGGGACGGATGAGTTCGGGATTCACGTTACGAACGATATCATCCTTGGTTACCTCGCACCAGATGCGATGGTCGAATCTGCTGCCTCCGAAGAACACGCCAGTCACGGCCCACTTCCTTGCTCCTGCGGAGTCGCTCTTCAGGTATACTCGGCGCCCAAGCCAATCCCACAGGGAGTCTGCGGCCTCATTACGGGCGTTGATGGTGTGCAATAGTTGTTGATGAGGGGCGTAAGAAGATAGCTGACCAGTGAGGTCGGCTATCTGCCGCTCTTCCGTAGATTGCATCCGCTCCAGACGCATGCGCTCGTTGGTCTGCTCAAGCAATGCCTCTGCCTGTTTGTCCATTTGCTGGCTGAGACTCCAGTTGCTCCAAGCGAACAGGCCCAAGATGAGCAGGGCCCCTAGGGTGATGCCGATGATCTTCAAGATGCGCATGGCCATGTGATTGCGGCCATTATACGATCACGTCATGGCTTTTGTTTCACTGTGCCTCAGAATAGAGAGGCAGGCTGGTCAGGCGTAACATCCTCAACTCCAAGGATTTGCAATGCCTTTACCTCCTCCAGTGTTTTATTGGAGTCGACTGAGATCACACCGATGTTGGCATGTATGCCCGTCATGGTGCATCCATTGGATTTGAGTTCCTCCACGATCTCATTGATCATGATGAAGCCCGCATCGTTCAGAAGGATGATGTATTTGTTCATGGGTTCTGTAAAGATAGTTCTTCTACGAATTTCACCACCCAATCGTTCGGCTCATAGTTCGTTGGGTTGTTGTTCTCCACTGAATCCCTCGTCCACGCCGCTAGGTCATCCAGACTATTGAGGTCCACGCCGTCGATCTCACTATGAAGTCCGCGCTCTTTCAGGTAAGGACCCCACTTTTCCCACGTAGCCCCCGCCCCCAGTTCTGTGATGTCCAAGAAGAATTTTGCAGCGTCGATGGACCGCGCTTTTATGAGCGCCACCATCGACTCCTTCTTATAGTGCTTGTTCTCGTGCTCAGCACGGTCGAAGTTCCGCTCGGCATCCATTGACGTGCGCAATGCGGCACCATCGGGTGTCATGGAACCCCAGTGGATGTTCTCATAACCTCCATGCTCGTTGGCCAGATGGTTCACCAGCGCGCGACCATAACCATTGCGAAGGTCCTCCTTTCGGAACACCTTGATCATGTGGATGTATACCTCGCCTTGGAACAGGACATAATCCAGATGCGCCACTCTTCTCCCGCCCTTGATCAGATAGGTGGTGAAGCTGCTCTGGCCCGCATAGGCTGCTGTGTTCTCGGTCTCGAAGCTGATGTCACCAACAGACTCCAGCACGATAGACCGTATGATGGTGCGCAGGTTCACGCCTATAAATACCTTCTCACATGTCGGTCTCTGTTCCGTGCGGGTTAGGACCCACGGGAACCTTGAAGACGTACTCGCCATGCCTGTTGGTGGAGTACCAGCATTTCTCCCAGAACACCTTGTTGCGTTTGAGCGCCTCGATTATCTCGTCATGACCAGACCACCCGTCCACCAACAAGGTGTATGTGATGTTGCCCAGCAGGTCACGCTCGTCATCACACTGGAATCCGGTCTTCCATTTCCAGCCTTCCTTTGCCATGGTGAGCAGCTTTCTGGGGTCGCCGATGAACTCCGATATGAGATCTAGGTCTATCGTGTTGTCCAATTCCTTTTTCATGTATACCCAAGCTTTTTTGCCACTATTGAGACGTATCATGGTACGAGCATAAGCGGGTGTCTCGTACTCATCCAGTATGGACAACTCCTCTTTGTTGATGACCGTGACGTACCCATCCACGCGATGGGACATGGTGGACATCACCAGAGCGGGGTACTCCACACCATCTATTATTACGTCCTCCATTTCATAGCCGTTCACGCTGTCAGGGACAACGTAATCCAAGGCGCGGCCAAGCAGGGCCCTCCTTTTGTCGGGGTCCACCAAGGTGCCATACACGAACAATTCGGTGAAATACACCTTACCCCTTGCTCAGCGCTGGAACAGGAATCGAGGCCGTGGCGGCCTTCACCGCATACATGCAGGCCGTCTCATAGTCGGTCTGGGCTACAGCACAAAGGCGGTTCTTCTCGCTGGGGCCACCATTGTAAGGCTCTTTCAGTTCCTCGCAAAGATTGATAAGTTCAGCGCTCTTCTGCTTGATCCTGTCAACGATGCTCTCAGCACTGGGGTTGAATGTTACTCGTACACGTTGTTCACCGATGGTCATGTTATCCATTGACATTGCTATTTATGATAGCATTCAATATACTCTGACATGATCACAAAAGAAAAGCTCATGACCGCTGCGGTGGTCGTTCTCGGATTGGCCGCCATCTACTTCTTCACCAAGAGCTTCGGCACTATCGTGTTGATGTTGGGCTCCGGAGTGGGCGGATGGTATTTGAAGAGCAGGTACGGGAAGAAAGTCGAAGAGGTGATCGACAACGCGAAGAAGTGAACGGACCTCACACGAGGCTCCACCGCGTGAAGTCACTGGCTGGCATTGGCTTGTGCCAATATGGGCTATGGAAGTGGTCCGACTCCAGTTCATAGTACTCCCGATCGGCGTTGTCCAAAAGATAACCTAGTTTGGTGTCGCCGTTCATCGACTCCAACAGCACATCCCTCTTGTGTGGCGGAAGGTGGCTCATGCCGAACCATCGTGTTTTCTTGACCTTTCCGATGATGCTTTTGCGATGGACCACGATCTCCATGCCATCGTAGCTCATCATTATGGTGTCGGGTACGGGCCCCGCACCAACCAGCTTGCCAACACGTGAAATACCATTGTCATCCTTGAAAATGACCTGTTTTCCCGTGGTTGATGTCATCATCTTCACGAACTTGCTCTTTTTCATTCAGTTGGAGTATGAAAGACCGTAGGGCGAACTTACGTGGTCCTATTTAGGGTAAATAGGACTCATATGGCCACAGCGAACGCTAACTACAAGATCGTCACACTTACTGGCGGAACCAATGGTCCATACGGAGAAGCGACTGGTGCCACCGTGGTGCATGAGGTCTATTGCATAGCCAACGGATCGGTCACCATATTCGCCCTTGGTGGCGGCTCCATGACCACCACGTTGACCGCCAACCAGAGCATCAGCGTGCTCTGCGGAAGGATAGTGGTGAACTCAGGGACATTCGTAGGATTCTCACCCAACAACATGGGGATTAACGGCATAACCAAACGCTTCATCTGATGAGTTGTGAGATCATAGGGTGCCTCAGTGGCGTCACCGACGAGCAGAAGACCGCCATCATCAATAGGGTGCGCCGTGGATTCGGAGCGCCCATCGTAAAAGTAGAGCTTGAGGACGAACAGATAGAATCTGAACTGTGTACCTCCATACAGGAGTACTCCAGCTACATCAATGATTGGTTCCTGCGCAATCGCCTTGGAGAGATGCTCGGACTGCCCAGCGAGATCGACTTCACGCTGAAGTATGTGGCGAACACGCTCTATTGGGAGCAGAGCTTCCAGAACCACGTATCGGAACAGATGGGCATGGGTGCTCACGGCACGCGTGAGATGAAATTGGGATCGATCCCGCTCACTGGTGGAACACAGGACTATCTCGTGCCTGCCGGACGTGAGATCAACGAGGTGCTTTGGTACACTCCGTCTTTCATCAACCTTTTCGGTCTCGATCCACACAGCAATACCAACATCGCGTTCAGCGAGTTCGGAGCATCATTCGCCGGGCACACGCTGTATCATGTCATGCCGGTCTTCGACACCATCCTCACGGCGCAGGCGGCCGAACTGAGGAACAGGGTTCGAGGCTCGGAATACTCCTATTCGATCCATGCGGGACCAGATGGTCAAAGGAAGGTCAGATTGTACCCTATCCCCAGAAGCAACAACGGAAATACGGCCGCCAGCTTGGGCATCGGCAGTGCCGCCACTACTCCGGGAACCGTTTTCTACTACTACTACGATAGGCCGGGCTTCTATGGGAACCCGTTGTTCTCTGGCACATCAGCCAACCCCGGCTACACCGCCACCACCGAATATGGCAATGGATTGGTAGCAACGCCTGCCGACGCCAAATTGCAGTTCATCTCGTACGCTCAGATGAACTCAGTGGCCCAGAACTGGGTCTACAACTACGCGTTCGCCAGATGTGCATTGGTCCTGTCGTTCATCCGTGGAAAATTCAGCGAAGTCCCCATTCCGGGCGACAAGGTAACGCTGAACGCCGATGCTCTACAGACATACTTCACATCGCAGCAAGAAAGGCTCTTCAAGAAGCTGGAGGATGACCTTGAACAGTACTCGTACCAGAAGATCATGGAGAACAGGGCCGCTGTGGAGGAATCCATCAGCAAGCGCCTAGGATACACTCCAATGGGCATATACGTTGACTGATGGACATCAATGAGATACAGGGTCAGCCACAGGAGCAGAGCGACCACGAGCACAAGCCGAAAGGCATTGAACTCTTCTTGGGAGAAGAGGATGTCGCCTTCTTGTCATCGGTAGGACGTGAATTGACCGAAGGATGGCTCAAGGAGAGTTTTATCCTGTACCGTATCGACATGAAGAAGACCGTGCCGGACTTCTATGGAGAATCCCAGAAGAAGGTCTACAAGGAGCCTGTTCAGATCTACGGAAGGCTGGATATCGAATCCACCGGGGTCGGACAGCAGGTGCCGGGAGGTATCATGAAGCGTGGCGTCGGAACCATGACGGCCCACATCTATCTGGAACACCTCGTGGAGGTGGGATTGCTTTTGAAGCGGGATGGTCAACATGTACAGCTTGATATGAAGGTCGGCGACTTCTTGATGTTCAAGGGCCAGTATTTCGAGATCAAGGACGATGGCTTCTCACAGTTGAACAACGAGTACTCATACGGAGGAGACAGAAGGTTCTACGTCAGTGTCAAGGCCATCGAAGTGGACGAGGACAAGTTCAAGGCCCGCTGATCCGATTTCGCGCGTTGTGCTCTACAAGGTCTTTTTTGAGTACCGGGATTTTGGAGGGGTGGGACTTGCGAAGTAGGGAAAACTCTTGCCTTAGCAAGAGAAAATCGAGACCCCCTTTCCCCCAAGCGTCAAAAAGTGACAGCTTGGAGTGTTGGCTCGATCTTACCCCACGACGCGACTTGCGCATGCAGTGTAAATCTCCTTCGCTGATCCAGACCCCCTAGAAGAGAAACAGCTTGATGAAGGAGCAAAAGCTGGTGCAAGTATAGCGGATCTTTCTCAGATAGCAAGTCCTATTTAGAAAGAGACATCCATCCATGAGCATCACCGACAACATTGGGTCCCAACTGGACAAGCAGTTTGAGAACAGCAACTATCTGCCTCAACGGCTTGAGATATTGGACTTTGACAAGGCTCTCTTCGACTACTTCGTAGGACTGAACTTCTCTCTTGTGGATTCCAATGATAACATGCGGACCGTGCCGGTGATCAAGGTGACACAGGAACTTTGGGCCGAACGCAAGCAGTATTGGCAGAACATGACCAACGAGCAAGGGGAGGAGATATCCAGACCCCTCATCGCGTTCTATCGGAAAGGAGTGAAGCAAGGTACCTCCCCGTTGAAGCGGACCATCCCTGTTCGGAGGAAGTTCACCTATGTGAAGGTGCCCAAGTTCAACGGGACCACCAAGGGGTACGATATCTACAAGATACCGCAGCCCGCATACGTGGACATCGAGTATGAGATCAGGTTCGTGTCTTCCTACATGATGCATGTGAACAAGTTCTACGAGAAGATGATGCTCACCTATAGTGACCGTCAGGCTTACATGACAGTGAACGGACACCAGATAAGGAGCATCATGAACGATCCATCGGAGGATAATCAGGTGGACCTCGATGATGAGAGGATATATCAGGTGTCCTTCCCCATCACGGTGTTCGGCAAGCTCGTGGACCCAACGGAATTCGAGAAGCACAATGCCGTGACTAGGGTCTCTGTCAAAATAACCGAAAGCAGAGACTGACAGCCGATTTGATGCTATTTACCTAAGAACAAAACCAACCAAGATATGAAAGTCACCAACAATAGGGCGAAGTCTGCCACTGTGTTCTACAAGATACAGGGTAAGATGAAGAAGGTGAAGTTGAAGCCATTCGAGAGTCTGAGCATTGCTGAGCTTACGGACGTCAATGCTATCAAGAACAGCATGACGATAACCAATTTCACCACAGCGCAGCTTTTGACGCTGACGGGAACCACACAGAGTGCCACGACGTTCACCATCGCGAACCCATACAACGATACTCGCTCGGTGAGCAAGCAGGAATGGGTGTCCAGCGGTGAGACATCAGGCAATACGTTCTCACGTCGCAAGATATCTGTTGAAAAGCAGGTGAAGGGGCGCTTCGAGATCAAGTACAACTGATAACAACAACATCGTTGTGATAGAGGCCGCATTCCTTCTAACACAATGGACTGAATGGAACGCGGGGGTCCCCAAAAGACACCCCGCGTTCCTTTTTCGGGAAAGACCAGAAATGCTCAGATGTCCTGAAAAAATGCTCCTATTTATGAGCAACATGATCGCGAGCCGATTGTGTAGGAGGGTCAGAACCAACCAAAAGAAAACCAGCAAATAAGATATGGCAACCGTATTCATCTCACCCGGTGTCTATACCACGGAACAGGATTTTACCGCCTTTGCCTCGCGCATCGGTGTGACGAAGTTGGCTGTCGTAGGTAAGTTCCCCAAGGGTCCCGCTTTCGAAGCGATCAAGATCTCAACCGCCGATGAGAACGTACTCCGTTTCGGAGGTACCGACTACAGGTATCCAGCAACCTACATCACTGACGCCTTCTTGACCCAGTCAAGCGAGTTGTTCGTGAGCCGCGTTCTCGGTAAGCAAGGGTTCACCAATACGCCTGCGTGGCTGTTGGTGGCTGACTTCTCCGCCAACACCATCACTGGTTCGAAGTCCGGTACCACGCTCGCTGTTATCCGCTCAAAGGCCGACAACAATGGAGTTCCATACTTCAGCGCACAGACCGACCTTATCCTCGGCAACTGGGAGTTGGTTTCCGGTTCACCGCTCGCCTCTTTCGTTCTTTCGGCCACCACTGGTCCTTTGACGGCAGAGACGGTTCCTTACCTGCGCGTGTCCCTCGACGAGACAAGGACCGATTACTTGGCCAAAAACCTAGGTAAGAGCCCCGAAGTGCTCGCTGGCACGACCAACCTGTACGTGGAGAGCATTTTCCCGCACTTTGTGCGTGAGGCGGCAGCGCGTGGCGAGATCAAAGGTATCTACCCAAATCTCGTGTACATCAACAACACGAACGTAGACTACGCTGACTACACTGACGAGTACACGAACGCCAAGACCCCTTGGATCGTTTCCCGCGTCATCGGCGGCACCGTGAAGAACCTCTTCAGGGTCCATACGCGCAGCGATGGTGATGCCTCCAACAAGGAGATCAAGGTTTCCATCACGAACATCGATCTGAACAACAACCTGTTCGACCTCGTTGTTCGTTACTACGACAAGAACGACTTCGACTCTTTCAATATCATCGAAAGGTTCTCAAGATTGTCTCTCGACATCAACAGCACGAGGTTCATCGAAAGGATCATCGGTTCTGTTGGAGATGAGCCTTACCCAAGAAAGTCCGGCTTCATCGAGATAGAGATGGCAGATTCATGGCCGCTGGACACTGTTCCTGCCGGTTTCCGTGGATACGAACTGCGCAGCACGACGGTTGTGGGCTCCGATGGTAACAACGTGACCATCACGCCGAACATCTACTACAAGACGGTCTACTTCAGCGGAGATTCCGTTCCAAAGACCTACTTGGGCGCATCGGAACTGGGCTACACCGGATTGACCTCAAGTGTCGTGGGCGTGCGTTACGCTGCACAGAACGTGGAACATGACATCTTCCAGTACCAAGGTGCAACCACCACTGGAAAGACCACCACGAAGGGTTTCCACATGGAGAACGGCGCTTCGGCTACGGAGTTCCAGTCCGGTAACAAGAACTCCATGACGGCTTACACCAACACCGCAGGCGCTGTTGATAAGAGCAAGCTGAAGTTCACTGTTCTGCCATACGGAGGTTTCGATGGCTGGAACAAATACAAGACCTACACATACGGCTACGAGGAATTCGCTGCCGGTGAGGACAGCAACATTCAGGTGTACAAGGACGCTATCGACCAGTTCGCGAGCGATGCTGCTGTGGACGTGAACATCATGGCTACCGCTGGCGTGGACTTCCAGAACAACGAGGAGGTCGTCAAGTACGCCCTCAATATGGTGGAAGAGCGTGCCGACCTGTTCTACATCATGGATGCCCCTCGCATCACCGTTGGTGACGTCAAGGGAACGCCTGATGAAGTGGTTGAAGCTCTTGAACTGACGGGTATTGACACCAGTTACGCAGCAACGTACTGGCCATGGATTCAGGTGGCTGATATCAACACCAGCCGTTACGTGTACATGGCACCGACGTTCGCGGTTGTCAGGACGATGGCCTTCACCGACAACAAGTACCACCCTTGGAACGCTCCTGCTGGTCTGATCCGTGGCGCAATGCCGAACAACGTGAACCGGGCCGACATCAAGCTCACCAAGCCCGAAAGGGACGTGCTGTACGCCGGAAGGATCAACCCGATCACCGACTCAACGCAGCAAGGTGTGCTCATCTGGGGTCAGAAGACCCTTCAGATCAAGGAGAGCGCTCTGGACCGCATCAACGTCCGCAGGCTCTTGCTACAGATCGAAAGACTTGTGGCGGCCGCATCCTTCGGACTGGTATTCGAGCAGAACGACCAGACCCTGCGTGACCAGTTCTTGGCGAAAGTGGAGCCGATGCTCTTGCAGATCCAGAACCAGCGCGGACTCACCTCCTTCAAGGTCACCATGGATTCCAGCAACAACACCCCGGAGACCATCGATAGGAACATGCTCATCGGTAAGATTCAAGTCAAGCCGACCAGAGTGGCAGAATTCATCGACCTGACCTTCCAGATCCTCCCGACCGGAGCGAACTTCGAGGAGTTCTAAGTCGAAGCATCATGAAAAGAGAAGGGGCCCATATGGGCCCCTTCGTCGTTCTGGCTGGCTCTTCTCATTTCTCATCGATGTCCAAGGTGATGGTGATAGAGACCACCTTGCCATCGAACGGTTTCATGTACTTGTAGATGAAGTCCTGCAAGCTGGTGGAGGTCAATGGAGCGCCATGCTTCGTCCCTGCTACCTCTATCACCATTTCATCCTTGGCCTCACGGACCTTGCCGATGAGGGTCTTGCCTACCTTGATGCTGTCCATGATCGTCAGTGCGTTTTGGTGTTGGAGTGATATCGTTGGCCGTGGTACGGACATGGATCGCAGTCGCATGCACGGCCTGCCTGTGGGACTTGCTTGTTGCGTTGGTGCCTGCGCGACTTCTGCACTTCGCTGATGGTGAGCGCTGTCGCTGTGGAGGCAGCGATGGTTGGAAGAGGAGAATCCTGTCCCGCTTTTTGCAGGGTGCCGACAGCCTCTCCGATGACCTGAGGCTTGACCGTGCTTTGGTATACGGCTTTGACGGTTCCGACGATGCCGCTGTTCCAGACGTCATGCCACACGCTTGTGGACTGCTGGTATGGGCAGTAACACTTGGAGTGCTTGTGGAACTTATTGGCCTCTCGCTTCTCCTTCCGGGTCATCTCCCGCGCAGAGACGGAGTCGGAGGCCTGAGGCTCGTAGTAGGTCTGGCCGAGGCAGAAGGAGCAGAGAACGATGGAAATACAGGTCAGAAGCTTGCGCATGATGATCGCTTTCTTCTATTATACGAAGGAAAGGGGTGAAATGTTTCACCCTTGTGAGTCGGAGATGCCGAAATCGGCTTGCATCTTGCTGGCCGATGGCACCTGCATGAAGCTTCCGTCGCTGAACTTCACGTTGTGGAACGTGGTGGGGAAGCGGCAGAACTCCTTGCCCAGCTTGCTTCTGGACCACACCTGAGAGGTGCGCATGTTGAAGCTGGAGCCGTCAGCGAAGGTGAAGGTCATGTATTCGCTCCACAGTTCGCCATTAAGGCCGATATCAGCCCCTCCTTTGCTGTCGATGACCTCGCCCAGCTTCAGGGACATCTTGTTCTTCCAAGAGTTGACGATGTCGTCGGCGTAACGCTGGCCCTCGCGGTCGACAATCACTTCCCAAGTAGGAATGAGGTATTCGTTCTTGTCGGAGTAGTTCTCTTTCTTCTGGAAGAACATCCACAGTGCGGCATGCACTTGATGGTAGTGATTTCTAGCGGCGCGACCTTCGCGGCTGGTGTCCATGTAGCCGGGGTCTTTCAGGTTGAACACTCCATCAGTGAAGTATCCTTTCACCTCGCTGGTCCGGTGTCCAACGTACCGCTCCTTCAGTTTCATGTGGAAGCCATCGCCTATCTTGTCGAGAGCAGCCTTCAGCACCGGGTTGTTGAACCCCCGCTGGATCTTGGCGGTCAGAGCATCCTTCTTGGTCTGGCGCTCTGCCTTGCGGGCATCGATGGCCGCGCGCTCGCGCTGTTTCATTTCGCGCGATATTTCCGCGTCACGCTCGTGCTTCATATCGAACAGGACGCTCAGAAGAGTCTCTCCATCAAAGGTCTCTGTGCGGTCACGCAAGCCTTCGATGTGGTCTGTTGGATAGCTCTTGCCGGAAAGTTCACGTTGGGTCTTGGCATTGTCCAAGAACGCGATGTATCGTTGGACATCAGGGTCGGCCATCTGGCGTACCTGAGCGAATCGCTTCATATTGGCCTTGGATGCCATCTCCTGTAGTGTTATACGGACGATGGCGCGCAAATGTTTCATCAATCGAAGGTAATGTCCTTGGGTATCTCGATGGTAATGAAACCTTGCTGTGGTACCGTCAGGCGTCCACCATTGGCGTATTGGAGTTGGAACTCGGCCTTGAACAGGCCGCCCTCATCAGTGTCTTCGGCCGCCCAGTTGTACTGGATGGTGCCTCCAGTCAGGGAAACGATGACAGCATCCTTCTTGGCGATCTTGTAATTGCCGGTGGAGTCCATCATGGTGAAGGTGACCCCGGTTGCACCGGTGAGGTCGAAGTGCTCGGTCTGGCCCAAACAGCCACGGTCGTAGATGTTCAAGCGAAGCGCTGGTAGCGTATCATTGCGCTTGATGGTGAAATCCGACTTGGTGAGTGGCATGGGTCAATCGCGTTCTATGGTGTACTTCAGAACATGTTTGTTGATCTCTATTCCTAGGGCAGGCTCATTGATCACCTCGAAGTCCAGTTCCCGCACGACCGCCGCTGACTGTTGCACCGCTTGGTCCGGATACCTGAACATGGTGTAGAGGCTTCTGCTGGGCGCCCCGCTCTCATAAACGACCTGCCATTCTATCTCGTACTCATGGTCACTGTCGTACAGAGAAGGAACAAGGTCGGCGTAATACACGCCGACCGTTGTGTTCACTGTTGAGGCGGTCGCCTCGACCACGGTGTTCCCCAGAGATACGTTCCGCACTATGGCCGTGAGCGATAGCGGATCCATGAGCGTGTAGGACGACGACTGAATATGATAGAAACGTCGATATACACGCAGAAGGTCTGCCATGACAGTATGCCGTAGAGCTTAGTTGCTCAGAATGCACCTGTCGGGCTGGAGCGTGACGTTGATGCGAACAACATCATCTGCTCCGTAGTCGAACTCACCGAAGTCGGCGGTAACGATCTGGCAACCGATGAGGGTCCACTTCTGCACGTCGACACCCGGTCCGTCAAGAGCCTTCAGAACGAGGTTCTTCTTGTAACCGACTGCGTATCCAGCACGGCCCGTTGAGGATTCGTAGTGGAGGTTGACCCATTCCATGACCTTCTGGGTCGTAGAGGGGCCAATGACATCGATGAAGCTGATTTCCATCTGCTGCCACACAGCGCGGCCAGCGACGAAGTTCATGCTGTTCATGTAGGGTATCTCAACCGCAGTGATGTTCAAGCTGGGCTTCTTGGCCGTTTGAACGATGAACTGGTCGATACCGATCTCTGTAGGGAATTCCAGAGCGAATCGATTCTGCAAGAGAGGCTCTTGGTCGATTGGCACTGGGCGGAACATATCTGCCATAGGTCAGTGATTTGGTTTCTTCTAAATATGCCGGTGAAACTTTTTTGATGGCATGCTATCTTCTATTTATCTCAAAGCCCCGGAATGTCATCATATATCAGGCCCGCCCCCTCCCATAGTGGTCTTACCGCACTCTTCGGGGGCAACGACAAAACAGGAGAATACTACCACCTTACGCCGCAGCAGCACGCGTTCGTCGGTCCATTGTCCTCCGGGTCCACTTCGGTGTCAGCCACCACGTTCTATAGCGGCTCTTCCGAACTTGGTGGATTACTGTCGTTCAATGGCGTATTGAGCGTCTCGCCCGGACTCAACGCCTATACGGGAGGCACGCTTACCCGTCCCATATTGGGGTTGCTCGGTGACGTGGTACTAACGTCCATCACTTCTGTTTCATTGAGCGCCCTTACTGTGCGGTTCGATGATTCATTGCTGGATGCAAGCGTCGGGAACTCGGATCAATTTTTCTACTACAAGAACGATGGATTGGTGCGCACCAATCCAGTCATGTACTATTCATCGGGTGACAGCGCCGTGTTCTCTAACGCATTCTACTCGACCATTCTATCAGCGGAAACGGTTTTCTTGAACTCTGTCGACATCACCAGTGTGTTCGCCACGAAACAGTCGATGACAGAGTTCTTGCCGAAGAGCGGGGGAACTGGAGGTCCGTATGTGCTCACGGGGACAACATCCATTATCGGCAACGCATTGCTTGGCTCTGTGACAGGAACGACTACGTCGGTTATTGGATGGTTCGCCTTCCACAACGACGTGGTGTCGATACACAACACGATACCAGCAACAGCCGTTTTGTTCAAGGACAGCGGTGCATTGCAGGTGATGACGGGCGACTCCTCTTTTTCATACAACAAGACCACGTCCGGACTTACTGCTGTAAACATAAGTGGAGCAACGCTTTATTCAGGGATCACTGAGCTATCGGTTGCCCTCAGCAACAAGTTCAACTCGGCCTATGCGCCCATCAGCGTACAGAACCAATGGGTGCAACCCGGCAACAACACCTCCACCGGAGGCACGCCCAATGCACCAAGCGTGAACTTGGTGGTGTCGCCATCGGTGTTCAATCTGATATCGTCCGGGGTCACGTATGCACCCATCATAAGTGGCGGTACGTTATACTCAGGTAACACCGACATCAGCCACTTGCTTGGTCAAGGTGGCGCGTCCACATATGTTCAGCCCGGAACCAACATCTCTACTGGCGGTACACCGTCTAGTCCAGTAGTGAGTCTGAGTACCGATATCATTGTAGACAGTGTGATTACCGATGATCTACAGGTCAATCGGTTTGCACAGTTCTCATCTGATGTTCTTTACAACAACAACGCGTATGTTCTAGGAAACATAACGTTCACAGGAGGTTCAGCGTTGTTCATTGAGGATATAGCACGCGACCAAGTTCTTCATGCCATACCTGTTGTAGGCAAGACGTATCAGAGGATAGTTGGAAATCCACAGTTCAGATACGTTCCGGAAGATGACTTCTTGACGGCTGGCAATATGTCGGCCGATACCATCACTTTCGGTTTTTCCATTCGCGATAATGGTCCTAACAGTCTTGATGGATACTTGTACACCAACCAAGGAGGCTTGTTGGTGGCCAATCAATTGTACATTGATCCATTCACCAATAGTTTTGTAGTTCCGGCCGGACTATCCGCGCAGACCTACTATTCGGGCACGAGTGAGCTTGGATCGTTGTTCGCACCGATATCGGTAACGCCAACGTATGTGCGACCGGGTATCAACACGTATACTGGAGGTACGATATCGAGGCCAGTGGTGGGTGTTGTCGGGTCTCCTGTGTTCACTGGCGTCACTTCGCAGACGATAAGTGGTACATCCATTACGGCTACGACCTTCAGTTCTGGTGCTACAGAACTGTCCGTTGCCCTGAGCAACAAGTTCAACTCAGTGTACGCTCCCATATCGGTCCAGAACCAATGGATGCAACCCGGCAATAACACCACCACTGGTGGAACTCCGAATGCACCGAGTGTGAACTTGGTGGCATCGCCATCGGTGTTCAACCTTATTTCAAGCGGAGTTACGTATGCGCCCATCATAAGTGGTGGCACACTGTATTCTGGTAACACAGATCTTAGTCATCTGCTTGGGTCTGTCGTTGGTGGATTGACGTCATATGTGCAGCCCGGAACCAATATCACTACGGGAGGTACGGCAAGCGCGCCCATAGTGCATGTAGCTGGATCGCCGGTGTTCACAGCGGTCACGGCAATTGCTCTGAGCGGCACGTCAGTCTCGGCAACCACGTTCTCCTCCGGTGCCACCGAACTCAGCGTTGCCCTTAGTAACAAGTTCAACTCAGCGTACGCTCCCATATCGGTCCAGAACCAATGGATGCAACCCGGCAACAACATCACAACCGGAGGTACACCCAATGCTCCCAGCGTGAGCTTAGTAGCTTCACCATCGGTGTTCAACTTGACCTCCTCTGGGGTGACGTTCGCTCCGACATTGAGCGGTAACACACTGTATTCCGGTGCGAGCGAATTGGGCGGGCTCATGGCACAGTTCTTTGCGCCAATCAGCGTGGTCCCAACGTATGTCCAGCCCGGCAGCAACATCACCACCGGGGGAACCGCTTCGAGACCCATTGTTCACGTCCTCGGATCGCCCACGTTCACGGGAGTCACCTCGCAGACCCTCAGCGGAACGAGCGTTTCGGCCACAACGTTCTTCAGCGGATCAACAAACATTGGGTCGATATTCTCTCCTTTCAATCACACGCACGTATCATCAGCCATAACAGATTCCACATATGGTGGAAACTACTCTGCTGATGCCGACCTTCTTCTGAAGGTGAATGCCGATGGTGGAATAAGCCTATCGTCAAGTGCTACCACTCCAGCAATTATAACATTCAACCCTTATTTTACGTCAATACAAGCCTTGTCAACAGATGGGTATGGAGTAGAGGCGGCAAGCGTCAACTTGGCCGGAGCATACATTGAGTCAATCAATGACCACGGACTTCATGTAACATCAGTAAATGGACCGGGAGCGCTTATTGTCACAACCGACGCTGGAAACATTGAAGACATACTTAATCTTCACAACAACTCAGCCACAGGACTCAACGTAAAGAATGATGGAGGTCTTCAATGGACAACTCCAACTGGAGCCGCTACAACCAGAACGAATCTTGGTATTTCTGCTTTGTTCGTGGCTCCGGGAGCAAATGCCTATACTGCCTCCACGGTTTTCAATACAATAGTAGGGGTAGTTGGTTCACCTGTATTCACGGGAGTTACGGCGCAATCCATATCGGGAACCAGCATATCAGCTACAACCTATTACAGCGGCTCCACGCCTCTGAACACGATACTTTCCTCTCTCGCTGGTGGAACCCCGACCTACGTGCAGCCCGGCAGCAACATCACCACGGGAGGCACGGCTTCTCGCCCTGTTGTTGGCGTACTCGGGAGTCCAACGTTCACCGGGGTAACCGCTCAGACCATCAGCGGAACCAGCGTCTCGGCAACAACGTTCTTCAGCGGGTCAACCAACATCGGCTCGCTCTTCGCTCCTGCATCAACGGTAGCAACTTATGTTTCTCCCGGATTCAACGCGTACACGGGCGGAACTATAACGCGTCCGATCGTCGGAGTAATCGGATCTCCCGTGTTCACGGCCGTAACCGCCTCATCCGTATCGGGAACGAGCATAAGCGCGACGACCTACTTTAGCGGGTCCACTGACATAGGTTCGTTGTTTGCCCCCGCATCATTGGTATCGACCTACGTTCAGCCCGGAACCAACATAGCCACCGGAGGAACAGCAAGTAGGCCCGTCGTTCATGTTGTCGGTTCGCCTGTGTTCACAGGAGTCACCGCTTCCAGCCTGAGCGGCACATCGGTATCGGCTACGACCTACTTCAGCGGATCGACCGAACTCGGAAGCCTGTTCGCCGGGTCGACACCGACTTATGTTCAGCCCGGACTCAACATAACCACCGGAGGAACAGCAAGTAGGCCTATTATTCATGTCATCGGCTCTCCCGTCTTCACGGCCGTAACGGCCTCTTCCATTTCCGGAACGAGCGTCAGCGCGACGACCTACTTCAGCGGCTCCACCGAACTCGGAAGCCTGTTCGCTCCTGCATCCGTTTTGGCAACAAGAGTCTCTCCCGGCGTTAATACATACACCGGAGGAACAGTCTCGAATCCGATCGTTGGTGTTATAGGTTCGCCGACGTTCACGGGTGTCACCTCACAGACCATCAGCGGAACAAGTGTTTCGGCAACGACCTATTACAGCGGATCAACGAATCTAGGTTCTCTATTCGCTCCCGCATCTGTGGTAGCAACTTTGGTTCAGCCCGGATCTAACATCGCCACGGGAGGAACAGCAAGTAGGCCTATTATTCATGTCATCGGCTCTCCTATATTCACTGCGGTTACGGCCTCTTCGATATCTGGAACGAGTGTCAGTGCGACAACATACTTCAGCGGATCGACCGAACTCGGAAGCCTGTTCGCTCCCGCATCCGTTGTTCCAACATACGTACAACCCGGAACGAACATCGTCACGGGAGGCACCGCATCGCGACCGATAGTTCATGTTCTTGGTTCTCCGATATTCACTGGGGTTACGGCTCAGTCGGTCAGTGGAACCAGCATTTCGGCAACAACGCTCTTCAGCGGAAGCACGGAACTTGGAACGCTCTTCGCCCCATCTTCGACCGTCGCTACATATGTTCAGCCGGGGGTCAACGCATATACCGGAGGCACCGCCTCTCGTCCCATTGTCGGCGTTATAGGTTCTCCAGTATTCACGGGCGTAACCGCGCAAAGCATCAGCGGCACATCAATCTCGGCCACGACGTTCTTCAGTGGTTCAGCGGAACTCGGAAGCCTGTTCGCTCCCGCATCGGTCACGGCGACTCTGGTACAACCCGGAACCAACATCGCCACGGGAGGAACTTCTTCCCGTCCGGTAGTTCACGTCATCGGTTCTCCGGTATTCACGGCCGTAACCGCATCCAGCCTGAGCGGTACATCAGTATCGGCCACGACATACTTCAGCGGCTCCACCGAACTCGGAAGCTTGTTCGCTCCGATATCCGTTGTAGCCACTAGAGTCTCTCCCGGCATTAACGCCTACACAGCGGGAACGGCCTCAAATCCGATTGTAGGCATCATCGGATCTCCGGTGTTCACGGCTGTTACTGCTTCTTCGATATCAGGCACGAGCGTATCTGGAAATACCTACTTCAGCGGAGCGACCGATCTTGGAGGTTTGTTTGCTCCCGTAAGTGTAGTACCGACTTATGTTCAGCCCGGAACCAACATAGCCACCGGAGGAACAGCCTCTCGGCCCGTCGTTCATGTTGTCGGTTCGCCTGTGTTCACGGCTGTCACGACCTCCAGCCTGAGCGGCACATCGGTATCGGCTACGACCTACTTCAGCGGAGCGACTGAACTCGGAAGCCTGTTCGCCGGGTCGACACCGACTTATGTTCAGCCCGGAACCAACATAGCCACCGGAGGAACAGCCTCTCGGCCCGTCGTTCATGTTGTCGGTTCGCCTGTGTTCACGGCTGTCACGACCTCCAGCCTGAGCGGCACATCGGTATCGGCTACGACCTACTTCAGCGGAGCGACTGAACTCGGAAGCCTGTTCGCCGGGTCGACACCGACTTATGTTCAGCCCGGACTCAACATAACCACCGGAGGGACCATTACGCGTCCTATTGTAGGGCTCCAAGGAGACATATCAGTCACATCGGTAACGGTGTCAAGCCATATAAGAGACAACGGCTCAACAACACAGGGAGGAATCTACTTCAAGGATACAGCCAGCAACAATATAATCAATAGCAACCGCCTGATATACAATCCAATCCAAGGGTTAATCACCCTGAACACTGGTTTGGCAAACGAAGGTATGTATGTATTTGACGGAGGCTTCACCGGTGTAACAATTCAGGGAAATATAATTAGTTCTGGCTCTACGAACATCCAAGACCTGTTTGCTCCGATATCGGCTTCTGCCACATACGTCCAACCCGGCAGCAACATCACAACGGGAGGAACCGATTCGAGACCCGTCGTGCATGTTGTCGGTTCTCCGGTATTCACCGGGGTCACGGCTTCTTCGGTAAGCGGAACGAGCGTCAGCGCGACGACTTACTTCAGTGGATCCACAAACATTGGTACTGTTTTTGCCGCAAAAACACACTCTCATACGGGAGGAATAACCTTCATCATGGATGGAGGTGCAAGCGTAATATCAACGGGTCAGAAGGGATATCTTATCGCTCCGTACTCGGGAATTATCACTGGTTGGACGATTGTGTCTGATGTTATTGGCAGCATAGTGGTAGACGTCTGGAAGGACACCTATGCGAACTATCCACCGACCGTGGCGGATACCATAGCTGGCTCAGAGAAGCCAACACTGTCGTCTGTAAATAAGAACAGTGACTCCAACCTGTCCACATGGACGACCCAGTTCAGTATGGGGGACATATTTACCATCAACGTCGATAGTGTATCGACTGTTACGAAAGTTACTTTGCTATTACACACCATCAAATTAGATTGATAAGATGCTCAGAGCAGTAGAACATCAGTTCAACAACCGCACGTTTGTAACATACCCCACCTATAGCGCGTCCACTACGACTCTTGGCAGGTTGATGAATGTGTACACGGGAGTTACAGCCGTCGAGAATTACGCTGGGCCGTTCAAAGTGGCCTTGGCAAGGCCCATGGAACAATCAACGCAGATACCGGGCATTTATCCGTTCGTATACAGGTGGAGCAACACCATCGATTGGGTGTTCTTGGCAGATAATGCTACGGCCGCAGCCACAAGAAGGGTAGTGTTGTACACCTACGATAGGACCACGAACGTGTTAAATTGGAGGGGGTTTGTGTTGATGACATATCCTGTTGCGACGGTACATACCATAAGGGGGTTCCGCGTAACGGTGGATGAATATACAGGAATCACTAACAGCACGGCGTCTGTGAACGGAACGGCCGTCACAGGGGTGAATACCGGATGGCAGGACGTAAGAATTGCTGTCGGTGCAAGGATAGGATTCGGAACCACCGACCCCACACAGGTGGGGACATGGTACGTCATTTCGGCCATTGGTTCGAACACCTCGATAACGTTGGCGACGAATGCTGGAGTGATATCAGCGGGCCCATTCGTGATTGAGGAAATACGCTTGATAAACGCCAACACGAACGCGACAGCAACGAACGGAGGTCTGTTCGTAACAAAGGGGGTAAACTACGATGACTTCACCATTGCTGGCACAACGATACCTGCGGCTGTTTCAACTGACAATATAAAGGCGGTATATTACCTTGGAGATAATGCCGGAACTCAGGTTAACCAAACGGCCTGTGGAATGGGATTGAGAGACAAAGAATCATGGACTGCGCATACGGCGTACGTCATTGATTCGACATCCACCCCGAGGGTATACGCCTATAATCTGAGGGCATCATTGACGGGATTCGCCTCAGGCAAATCCGGCTCCGCCATTCTATTCTCTACCGGAACACAGGCAGTCACCGGTGCGCTCACGCAGACCAACAACGGTCGAATCGCGACATTGACCCATGGACCTGCGGCCGGAATAGAATCGCTTTATTTCGTGACGGCAGCACGTGTGAACCGAGCTTCCATTTCTGGCATTACCGTGGGAAGCACAACATGGGTGTCGGACACCATGGTTGAAATACCTCCCGGAAGCACCTCGACCTTCCCCGCCACGGGTGCGTTCGGTAATGTGGAACCAACAGGTTACATCGATCGGCTATTGGTCCACTCAACAGGAGCGGCAGGGGCCAGAAGCTACATTACAAAGTATAATACCGTCTCGGACCCGTTCGATCAGATTTTCATGATCGATAATAAGCAGATAGATCAGACTTTGGCCGACCCAGACCTACCGCCAATGCCATCCATAAACGCATCTCCGTTCTCATCTTGGATAGAGGGAGGTCTCATGTATGCCACGAGGATAGGTACAACGGCCATCCTTAATCAGTTGTGGGCATTCCCTATCGGGTCGGATTGGGACTATGCCGATGCTACAGGAGAGAGGTTGATCACCCCGGAATTGTTGACCCCTAACGTCAGCAGGTTCAAGCGGGTGTATTGCAACCATACAAACATGCTTGGGGATTCAAACTACGGTATTCCACCCGAGCCGTTCAGGATGTACTATAGAACGGCCGGGATAAGCGACAACTCGGGAGGATGGACCCTGCTTGATGATTCGGGCAATCTTGATGGGGTAGCAGCCGCTGCTTCCATTCAATTTTCATTTACCTTCAAGATGATCTCGAACTACTGCACACCAGCAAGGATACATAGCGTTACCGTGTTGTACGAAGACGAGACGACCGACAGCCACTATCAGCCCTCAGCGGGCCTTTCCAATCTGACTTTGAAACAGTTCGCATGGCGCCATTCAACGGCATTCGGAGGTACGGTCCCAACGCTCAGAGTACGGCTGTATGATGCCGTGGCAGGTGGAGGAACGCTTGTGGACGATGACTCAGCAACGCCTACAGGTACGTGGGAGCGCTCCACGGACGGAGGTTCGAACTGGGTGGCATATACATCGACGGACAAAGGTAATGAAACGACCTACATCCGATATACTCCTGCGAGTTTGGCCGATAACATACGCGTAAGGGCACTTTTGACGCAGGAATAACATGGCACTTTACGACATCAACCTTTCTTCGTCAGAAGACGCGGGCTTCATTCTGGAGATACCGGCCGACACTGTTGCGGCGCCCATTGACATCGCGTCCATGGATGATTATGGGATGGTGTTCGAAATTCCGGTCGTTACAGGCGGAGGAGAGTCCTTTGGTGGAGGCTTCTTCTGAGGACAGCATACATAAACTATCTTTGTTGTTATGAAGACAGTTTATGTGGATATGGATGGCGTATTGGCGGACTACGACAGTGCGGCCCAAGGCAAGACAGAGGAGGAGAAAAGAGAGAAGGGGTTCTTCGAGAACTTGAAACCCATAGAGGGTGCTGTTAGCGCCTTCATAGGGCTCTGCTGTAACTATGACGTTTACATTCTGTCCACCGCTCCGTGGTCCAACATCCATGCTCCATCCGAGAAGCGGGTGTGGGTGGAGCGGCACTTGGGTGAATTTGCCTTCAAACGCCTCATTCTCTCGCACAACAAGGGCCTGCTCAAGGGCGACTACCTTATCGACGACAGGATCGCCAACGGAGTCGATGCGTTCGAGGGAAAACACATCCACTTCGGAAGCGGCAAGTTCCCTGACTGGCCCTCGGTGATCAGATACCTCGCTCAGGACGAATGAACGAGAATGACCTGCGCTCATCAATCAGGGCTTGGAGAGATTCCTGTTACGAGTATAACCTGAACATACTCTATGCCATGTCGTTCGACGCGGACGTGAGAGAACTGCTGCGGACCCTGTCCGTCCGCCCGCGTCGCATATTGGCCCGCGTGCCAACGCATGAGCGGTTTTGCAGCAAGCAGAGTGTCATTTCTTTTCTCAAGAGAGTCGGCAGAGGAGAAAAGTGACTACATTTGTCTTCTTACAACACTTGCCATGTCAAAAACACCTTCGAACACCAAGCATAAGGCTGCACAGATCATCAAGAGCGTTGATATGGATGCTGACAACAGCATCGACTCGCAGAAGTATGGCAAGGCCAGCGTGCCGAAGGAACCTCTCAAGCATACCCATCACATATCGCCGATGATGCAGGCGGTGTTCGAGAACTTCTTCAACGTCATCAAAAACAACGAGGTCATCTCCTCCATGATGGAGATCACCAACTTGGAGTTCTACACCATCGGCAAGCTCCGCCACTGCGAGGCGTTGAAGATCTCCGATATGAACGAACACAACCGCGTGGCGATGTTCAAGTTCAAGGACAAGAGCTTCTCCTTTGCCTTCACATGGGAGAAATCGTGGGATCAGAGCATCCACTACTACGCGAACATCTCCACAAAGGAGCCCATTTCACTCAGGGGTCCAGAGGCATTCAAGTTGTTCTTCCAGATGGCCCTCGATGTGAGCGACCTCAAGGGCAAGTGCATCGACCTGAAAAAGGGCGTACACTGGGACAAGTTCGAACTGAAGAAGACGACGTTCGATGATGTCTATGTCCCTGATTCCCAGATGCACGATTGCAAGATGTTCCTCGACGTCTACGACAAGAGCGATAGCATGCTGAGGTATCTAATGGTGGGCCCTCCGGGCACGTGCAAGACGGAGATGGTGACGGCCATCGCCAACGAAGCGCAGCGCAAAGGCGTGACCATCGTGAAGATAGCCATCGACGAGCATATGGCGGACTGCGTTCAGTTCGCATCATACTTGTCCCCCGCGCTCATCTTGCTGGACGATATCGACCTGATGCTCGGAAGCAGGACCGCTGGAGGGTACTCCAAGAACCTCGGCATCTTCTTGGACGTGATGGATGGCGCCAAGAAGATATCGAAGGATGTTGGCTTCTTGGCCACCACCAATTCCAACCAGTTGCTGGACATGGCGGCTCAGCGCCCCGGACGCTTCCATCGCATCCTCAATTTCAGCAGGATCAACCGGGATAACGTCAAGAACATCATCAAGAAGTCGCTGCGACTGGAGTGCAACATTACGGACCAGAAGACCATCAGCGCGTTCGTCGATGACAAAGTGGCCTCTTTGCTCCATGGCGAGAACAAGACGGGCGCCTACATCTACAACGTGGTCCACATGCTCGTCTTGCGCGCGCAGAGCCACAATGTGGCCCCTACGGCCGATTGGTTGGAGAAGGAGATCAAGAGCGACATCGCGGCCATGGATGAACTCAAGAGGTCTTGCGTCATGAAAGACCACATGGAGAACGAGGGTGCCAGTAGAGGCATCGGGTTCTCATCGGAGACGGATGAGACGGAGGAGGTGGTATGACCGGGGAAGACCTGCCGCCTATGGGTCCGGACCTTCGCCGGAAGGAGGTCGTCAGTATCGTAGCCAACTTCCTGCAAGATAACAGGGACGAACCCTTGCTGGACGACTACGGTATGACGACAGAGGCGTTTGAGAAACTCCTTGGGCTCCTGAGGCGCAATGGGCATTGATGCCATATTTATGGGTAGTGCCATACCCAACGGGAGTAACCATATACGATACACTGGTATCGCTTGACCAGAACAATGTGGCGGTGTCCGCCACCACGTTCGACACAGTGCTGTTCAAGGACGGACAGGAATCACTGTTGTCGGTCTCTATCTCTTTGTACGACATTCCGCGCGCCCTGTTCATGGCTTCATTCGTGCCGGATGAATATGGGTCTTATCAGTTGTATGCGAAGAACAACGTGACGGATGTTGTATACATGAGCAACATTTTCGACGTGTCAACCGGCATCACCGCTCCGGCCTCAAGCATATACATCGGCATATGACGGAGCCCGGTTAAGGCTGTGCATCAGACACTTTGCTGATAGCAAAGCTATTTATAGACGCAGTTTTTCCTGCGTTTGATGCATAGAGAACCCAAAGATTGGAACGTAGCGACCGAAAAAGAGAAGTACGAGGAGTTTGTAAAGTGCGCCCTCGACCCTGTTTACTTCATCGATCGGCACGGCGTCGCATTCAATGCCGTTGTAGGAGGCTTCGGCCCCATTGAGTGCTACGAATATCAGAAGCGTGTGATCAACCAATACCTTGAGAACGCGTGGAATATAATACTGAAGTCGCGGCAAACTGGTCTGTCAGTTATCACTGCCGCATACGTCGCGTGGCGTTTGATGTTCCGCTCCAATGAGCGCATACTCATACTCGCCAACAATGGTAAGGGTGCCAAGCGATTCCTGAGCTACGTCAAGACGTTCATTGACGCATTACCCATGTTCTTGCAGCCGATGAACGGAAGCAAGGAAGGCAGGGTGAAGTGGAATGACACGAGGATAGAATTCAGCAACATGAGTTGGGCGGAGTCCGTGGCCGCATCGCCTCAGGCGGGACGCGGCGAACAGCTTTCGCTGGTTATCCTCGATGAGTTCGCCTTCGTTGAGAATGACAAGACGATATGGACCGCTATCAACTTCGCCTTGTCGATGTCCAAGGGCGATTGCATCATGATATCGACCCCGTACGGCTCTGGTAACAAGTACCACGAGAACTGGGTGGAAGCCGAAAAGGGGAAAGGTGGATTCAACCCCATCAAGGTCCACTGGACGGAGAACCCAGTTTGTAACAAGGGACTTCGACAGACCATTGAGAAGGGAAAGATGGTGTTCTGGAGCCCTTGGTATGAGGACCAGAGGCAGAAGATGAACCACGACTCGGTGCTCATAGCACAAGAGCTTGATCTCTCATTCTTGGGGTCCAAGCTCTTGGCGGTGGACGAGACCATACTGAGCGATTATAGAGAGAAGATCAACAAGAACTCTCCTGTGGAGTGGTATTTCGACCACACCGCTTGCGCGTTCACGCAGTTGAAGAACGAGTTCTGGGTGTGGAAGCGGCCCGAAGTACGCGTGAGCCCCGATGGTACAAGAACCCCTGTCAAGTACATCGTGAGCGCTGACGTTGCACGAGGTGACGGAAAGGACTACAGCGCCATACAGGTGATACAGGTCGATACGCTCGAACAGGTGGCGGAGTACCAAGGCAAAATAGACCCCGACCTGTTCGCCAATATGATATACGCCATCGGAGCGGCCTACAACACGGCCTTCGTGGTGGTGGAGGGCAACTCCTTCGGACTCGCCACCACCTACAAGCTGACGCGGAACCTACAGTACGATAAGAACCAGATATTCTACAGCAAGAGCACCAAGAAGATCCACGTGAGACCGTCCGGATATGAGGACTACGTGGTCGATGAGGACGAGAAGATACCCGGATTCCAGACCACCTTCCAGTCGAAGGTGATGGTGGTGGACGCCATACGCAGGTCCATGAGAGAGGGGTCGGTGAAGATCAACTCGGTCCGCTTGCTCAACGAGTTCAACACATGGGTGATGGAGAACGTCTCCAAGGACAAGGTCGTGGCCGAGGCCGAATCGGGCTATAACGATGACCTCATCATGGCTTTGGGTATAGGCCTGTACATCCGCGAGACCGAATACGCGAACATAGTGGTCAATCGCGAGTTGACCAAGTCCATGCTCGACGCTTTCTCCACGTCTTCCTCTCCTATGTACGGGAAACAGATGTCGCCCGAGGAAAAGAGGAACGAGGAACAAAAGAATCGCGATGCCAAGAACAAGAACCGTGGCCTGTTCTACTTCAGGGACGGACAGGATGTCGATGGAGAGGACGACCCAAACGACCTATCGTGGCTGATGGGTTGATTTTCCCTTCGATAGCTCAAGAACTATATTACTATCATGGCAGAGAACAATAAGGATCAGAACATCTTCATAGGTCTTCTGAATGCTATAAATCCGCAGAAGAGCGCGAGGCAGGAGGACCCACAGAAGAACGTTCCGCAGCAATTCGACCCGCGCGGCGCCACAAGCCGCGAGGATGTGCAACAGAAGTGGTTGGACTGGCAGGTCCAAAAGCTCGATAAGGACCTGTATTCGCGTCCGATATACTTCGACTCCGACCGTATCAGCGCCTATCAGGACTATCGTGCCATGGACCATTCTCCAGAGGTCCGTCAGGCCTTGAATATCATGCGCGACGAGTGCCTCACACCCAATGAATACGGAGAGATACTTCAGGTGTACTCCGATCAGGAGCGGGTAAAGGAGGCATTGACGGAACTGTTCGGCAACAGGCTCAATGTCAACTACATGCTCAAGCTGTGGATACGCGAACTACTCAAGTATGGCGATCACTTCGTGCTCTTGGAGATAGACAAGGACAAGGGTGTTGTTGGTCTGAGGAATCTGCCCACATCCGAGATACACCGGGAAGAGAACTACAACAATGGGCCCGATGTAGTCAGGTTCCGCGATGATGTCAGGAGCACCTATTACACGGAGTGGCAAGTGGCGCACTTCCGGTTGATGGAGGACAGCGAGCGTCTTCCGTACGGAAGGTCCATATTGGACGCGGCGCGCAAGACATGGAAGCAATTACAATTGGCCGAAGACGCCCTGTTGGTCTATCGTATCACACGTGCTCCCGACAGGAGGGTGTTCTACATCGAAGTTGGCAACCTTGCCCCGGACGAGATAGGTCCGTTCATTCAAGCCATGCAACGATCTGTGAAGAAAGCCCCTGTTGCGGATCCGCGCAACGGCAACAAGGAATTCAAATACAACCCACAGAACGTATCGGAGGATTACTTCCTTCCTGTGCGCGGTGAGCACCACTCGCGCATCGATACCCTGCCCGGAGCCTGCTTGGCGCTTGACACCAAGATTCGCTTGCTTGATGGAAGATCGCTGATGTTGAACGACATCATCAAGGAACATGAATCCGGTAAGGAGTTATGGTCTTACTCCATCAACCCCAAGACTGGTGAGATGGTTCCGGGCAAGATCACATGGGCTGGTGTGACCCGAAAGGATACGCAGGTGGTGAAGTTGACGCTTGATAATGGTGAGTCGTTCATTTGCACTCCTGATCACAAGTTTCCTACCAAGTTCAACGGCAAGAAAGAGGCAAAAGACCTGTTGGGTGAATCGTTGTGGAGTTTCAATACGAAGAAAGAGCCGATATTCAAGAACAAACCAAAGGCCAAGGATTATGAAAAGATCTATGACCATTCAACCAACGAGTGGGTATTCACACACCAAATGGTTGGGAGGTACTTCAAGTCACTAGGAAAACACAATGAGCATGTTTTTTTGGAGAGTGAGAAAAGCAAGCAGAAGAACGTAATCCACCATTATGACTTCAATAGGTTCAACAATCAGCCTTCCAACTTGAAGTTCATGTCTTATCATGACCACGTCATGCTTCACCAGTCTATGTGGGCGAATCATGAAGACGCGAGGATTGTTGGAAGAAAAGAATATTGGTCAAACCTTAGCCAAGATGAGCTTGACAATAAGCTTCGTGTGGCGAAGGAAAATCTTTCAAGGGCAACTCCCGCTTTGCAGGAGTTGATGAAGAACGACGGCTTCAAGAAGAGGTTCTATGAGAAAACATCGAAGGCGTTGCAGGTGAGCCAGAATGCGCCTGAATTTAGAAAGAGGCAGAGCAAGAACGTCAAGAAGCAATGGGAGGAGGGCAGCATACGCGAGGCAGTTGCGACCAAGCAGAAGCTAAAGTACACGGAGTCCATGTTGCAGTCGGTCGTCAGCATGTGCAAATCGAACCTGAATGGGGCAGAGATATTGGTGCGCATCAATGAGTCAGGATCGGCATTCATGCAGGAGTTCATGGCACTCAACGCGGGCAACAAGCAGTTGACAAAGATGAAGGGTGGTTTCACCCACAACAACCTGAACAAGATGGTTGTGTCCTTCGGCTACAAGAACTGGAGGGACTTCACCAAGAAGGTGGAATTCTTCAACCACAAAGTCGTCTCCGTCGAATGGTTGACCGACACTCAAGACACGGGAACATTGACTATAGATGGCCAAGAGCAGTACCATGATTATCACACGTTTTCCCTTGATTGTCAGGTGTTTACGTACAATAGTAATCTGGGAGATATCCAAGATATTGAGTACCTAGAGAACAAGCTCTTCTGCTCGCTCGTTGTGCCAAAGGCCTACCTGAACTTCGCCGAGGGCCTTCAGGGAGGGACCACACTCTCGCAGTCCGACATCCGTTTCGCCCGTACCATCATCGGATTCCAAGAGGTGGTGCTGATGGAGTTGCATAAGATAGCCAAGGTACACTTGTTCCTTCTTGGGTTCAAGGAGGACTATGAGAACTTCACCCTCAAGCTCAATAATCCATCCACACAGATGGAGTTGATGAAGCTTGAGATCATGAAAGCGCGTCTGGAGGTCGCCAAGGAATGGCACAGCATGGATGCGAACTCATTCGCGTCTTGGACGTGGACCATGGAGAACATCTTGTCATTTTCCAAGAACGCGATCAAGAAGATGCTCAAGCAGAAGAAGGTCGAGAAGAAGCTCTTTGCGGAGATCGATGCGGCCCCTGAGACCTATAGGAAGACCGGTATCTTCAAGGATATCGACCAACGCTACGAGATAGCTGGTGCCGACCCCAATGGAGGCACTGGAAGCGAAAACGGCGGCGGTGGAGAATCCGATGGCTTCAACGCCTCAAGTGCGCTGGGAGATGATGGCGCCGGAATGGACATGGGAGGTGGACCACCCGATCTTGGAGGAATGGAGGGTGGCGATACGGGAAGCGCTCCAAGCTCCGCTCCTACAGGAGGAGATGCGCAATCGGCCCCAGAGATGGCTCTTGGCGAGAACAGGAAACTCACCAAGGAACAGCGCAAACAAAGGCTTATCGAGATGATCGATGAACTGTTCGAAGATGACCGCGAGGAAGAGGCGGAACGCGCCATGATACAACGCGGTAAGCAGAACATCATCGAGCGCGGGGGCAACATGATGGCCCGCACCGAATCGCTCATGACGGCATTGGAACAGAAATTCGGAGTGCTCACAGCCAAGGACCAACGGCAGCAGAAAGCCGTGATCAAGGATGCGATGTTCGTGGAGAGCGACAATCCATTGCTCCAGAACTACAATGATCAGACAGCCAAGCTGTATGACTTCATGAAGCAGACCGAGGGAATGGCCAGCGCCGAAGAGGTCATCTTGCCAGACAACACGACCATTGAGGAACAAGGAGATGCGGAATGAAGCCCATCAGCAATGTCAATGACAACCACAAGGTCCTTGTGGATTGGCAGGCTGTGAAGGACGCCGTGGCCCAAGTGGACAAGGAGTTCCTCAAGTTCTATGGCCCAACCAAGACGAAGAAGGCCGGTATCAGGGCGCGCAAGCGCCTGATGAAGATGATCTATGAGATACACGTCATCCGCGAGAAGCTCCTCAAGCAGCGGCAGGACTACGACAGCGAGTACTAAGTGGATTTGGCGGTATCCATGAAAGGATTATCTTTGTCTTATGAACTACAATAATGCAGTCCCTACAGGCAAGAAGGAAACGAGGATTGCGAGTCTCATCCAGAGGCTTGAAATGTGCTTGACAAGCGTCGCCGCGTCCGATAGTCGTATCTCCACCATTGTTGACAGAACGGATGGAGCAAGACCTTCGAACGAAATGAAGGCGGATGATAGGCCCATGCCCACGAGTACCTTGAGCAAGCTTCAGGATATCGTTGGTCGATTGGAGAACGTGTCCTCCAGCATCCAAGGCAATGTTACACAGCTTGAAGAACTGATCTGATGTCGCTCATAGTTGTTGACGTAGAGGCCGATGGCCCCATCCCTCATGATTACTCCATGGTGTGCTTTGGCGCAGTCATAGTGGAACCCACCCTGAGTAGAACGTTCTACGGGGAGGTCAGTTCCATATCGGAAAAGTGGGACCCGAAGGCTTTGTCCATCAGCGGCATCGACCGCGAGACCCACGAGACCTTCGATGATCCGAAGCATGTGATGCTCAATTTCAAGGAGTGGATACTGGCGAACTCCAAGGGTAAACCGGTGTTCATATCCGACAACCCCTGCTTCGATTGGCAGTGGATCAACTTCTACTTCCACCGGTTCATCGGGGAGAACCCGTTCGGCTTCTCCGGCCGACGCATAGGCGATCTGTACGCTGGTATGTGCAAGGACATGCGCGTTCAGTGGAAACACCTGCGAGAGACCAAACACGACCACCATCCTGTTAACGACGCCAAGGGCAATGCCGAAGCGCTGTTGAAGATGGAAGCGATGGGGATCAAGATGCAGTTGGACGTGCTTCCTCTGAACACCACGACCTGAGACCTTTGGTTTAGGCCTGACAGGGTCTATCGTTGTAGTATGCACATACTACTTCAATCCATTCTCTGGCTCGTCATCATCGGCGTGATCTACGTCGTTGTCAACTGGGGTCTCGCCCGCATGGGTCTGCCGGACCTCATCAACAAGGCGCTCAATTGGATCATGGTGGCCACCGTTATTGTGCTGGTTGTCAACATCATACTCACCATCGTGGGCCATCCACTGTTCTCCCTGCCGAGATTATCATTTCATTTGTGAAGACTATCCTATGTACATTTGTGATAGAGGCAAGACCCCTCTCCCACCATGTACATTCTAGTAGACACCGAGACAAGCGGAAAGCCGCTTGACTATAAAGCCCCTCCATCGGACTTCAATGCTTGGGGGACCGCCAGAATGGTCCAACTGGCGTGGATAGAGTATGATGAGAACGGCAAGAAGCTTTCTGCTCATGATTACCTGATAAAGCCCGATGGGTTCCACATCTCTATGGATGCCATCGAGGTGCATGGTATCACCAACGAGCGGGCGCACGAGAAGGGCATACCGGTAAAGCAGGTCCTTGACCTGTTCCGTGAGGCGTTGTCGCGCCACCCGTACATGGTGGCCCACAACGTTGATTTCGACAAGAACGTAATCGGCTCGGAGTTCCTGCGCACGGGAGATGACAATCCGGTGGACGCCGTGTTCACCGTCTGTACGATGAAGTCCACCGTGAACTTCGTTCAGGCCAAGGGATTCGGCGGAAGGTACAAATGGCCCAAGTTGAGCGAGCTTCACATGAAGCTCTTCAATACCAAGTTCGACGGCGCCCACGATGCGTTGGTGGATACCGAGGCGCTTGGCAGGTGTTTCTTCAAGCTCCAAGAATTGGGGATTCTCGGCTTCAAGACGGCCCCGGAGAAGCGCAAGCTGTTCGGCAAAGACAAGACCGCAGAACTTCCGAAGGAAGAGTTGTTCAAACCTCTCGTGACCTTCGGGGTCCACACGTTCTATAGTCTGTTGCGTGGCGGTAGCTCTGTGGATGACTATGTGAAGCGTGCAAAGGACTTTGGCCACAAAGCCTTGGTGCTGACGGATAGAGGCAACGTATCGGGGTCCTTCGAGTTCTACCAGAAGTGCAAGAAGGCGGGCATCAAACCCATCATCGGGTGCGAGTTCATGCTCAACAACAACATCGGATTGTTCGAGAACCCGGTGGACGAGGGAGGGTCATATGTGCAGAAGATCATCATCAAGAACAAGGCGGGCTACTCCAACCTCAACAAGCTCCTGTTCCTCTCCCACAGCAAAGGGTTCAGGTCCGGAGAGAGCCGCATTACCACCGATTGGCTCATTGAGAACAAAGAAGGCCTGATGGTGAGCACCTCTGGTCATGAGGGCTACGTGGCGGACCTTCTGGAGAAGGGCAAGAGAACAGAGGCCAAGGCGCACATTCTTCGATTGAAGGAAGCGTTCGGCGATGACCTTTTCGTGGAGATCAAGTTCAGTGAATTGGCGGAGCAGAAGGCGCTCAATGAATTCCTGCTGGTGATGGCCGCTGAGTACCGGATAACGACCATCATGGACAACGACGTCCACTATGCGTTGCCCAACGGCAACGAGCTTCAGGACACTGTGTACGCCATGAGCCAGAACGGTGCTGCGCTCAGCAAAGCGCGGCTGTTCGATCGGCGCAGCCTGTTCATGCCCAACAGGAGGAACTACATAGAGTTCAACAAGAACTTCGGGTATCATTATCCGGAGAAGGCGATCGAGAAGTTCATGGACAACTCGCTCTTGTTGGCCGAGCGCTGCAACTTCGAGTTCGAGATAGGCGTTGAGAAATATCCCGCGTATGAGCCCACGCAAGATGTCATAGACTTCTTCAAGACATCGGACCCAACGGAGATAATCTATAAGATGTCCCACGCCAAGCTCAAAAAGAAGTTGACGGAGCGGGAGAAGAGAAGCGGCATCATTATGAGCGAAGAGGATCGTAAGAAGTACTTCGATAGGCTGGAGTATGAACTGGGGGTCATAAAGAGCAAGAAGATGCTCGATTACTTCATGATCAATTGGGAAGTGCTGAGAGAGTATCGGTCCAAGGGATATGAAGTGGGTGCCGGACGTGGTTCTGCTGCTGGGTCACTTCTCTCGTGGGTGCTCGATATCACCAAGATCGACCCGTTGAAGTTCGGTTTGTACTTCGAGCGGTTCTTGAACCCCACAAGGAACTGTCTCACTGAGGACTCCGTGGTCCTCATGAAGGACGAAAGCCTCAAGCCCATCGGTAAGGTGGTCGCTGGTGACGCCGTGGAGACCGAAAGCGGCAAAGGAGAGCTTGTACAAGTCCATGTGCGTGATATTACGGACGAGGACGAAGTGTTTGAGCTTGAGATGGAGAACGGCACCGTATTGCGCCTCACGGGGGACCACGTCATGCCAGTTCGCAGGGATGGCCAGAGGGTGGATATCCGCGTGGAGGAGCTTCAGGAGGGGGATGAGATGTGGGTGTCGTAAGAAGTTGTATCTTCGCAGAACAAAGGAGAGAACAGATGGAGAAGACATTCAGAGAGTTGTACGCATCCCATCCTAAGGGGATAGTGATTCCTAGTTTCCAAAGGGATTACACGTGGGGTGAGGGGGAGGGAAACAAGGAATTGCTGCGTGAGTTCTTCGAACTGATGTATTCTGATTTCTACAGAAACAGGAGTGCAGCGCACAAGGAGAAGAACTACATCAGCGACATGATTGTATGGGTGCAGGATGGGAGTGCTAACATAGTGGATGGACATCAAAGGACCATCACATTGTCGGCTATGATACACTACTTAGAACGTGGAAAAACCATAGACGGCAAGCCATGCTTCATGCTTGCTTCTGGACTAAACACGTTGATGCACACCTTTGAGGGTGGGGAAAAGGTGATATGCAATCTGTCTTATGAAGACAAGAACTACGTCTCTGACTTCCATGACCTCTTTTTGGATGGTGCAAAGAACGACTTCCCCGAGTCTTTGAATAATCTATCGAAGTACATAGTGAACTTCTTTACAGAGAAGGAAACCGAATTGCGCGATACGCTTGGGTATAGCTCTGCTGAAGTCAGAAAAGAGTTCATGGAGTTCCATTCGTACCTTACATCAGAGGTGCAATTCTATTGCAAGGAGTGTAGCACAAAAGCGCAAGCAATCAATTCATTCATCAACAAGAACAGGTTTCAGAAGCTTCTGTCCTTTGTTGACAAGTTGAAAATCAACCTGATCAAGGACGTGTCCATTAGCAATGAATATGACTACTTGGTAAGCGAGTTCAGAGCGTGTCAGAACAAGTTGTCCAAGAGAACAATGCCATCGCACGCCAATTTGGACAAGAAGATGAAATTTGTTGTGGAACTCATCGACATCGCATACCACAATGGCAAGTCTTTTATCAGCAAGGAAATTGAAAAGCGTTTTCTGAGTCCTGACCATGGTCGGTTTTCAGACTATGAAAAAGCACGCGCCTTCCTTAAGTCATGGAAGGAGATATTGGACCATCTTGACACAGCAGTAGAGCACTATGATGGGCAGTACAAGAACATAGTAGAGGCGAAGGCCTTCACCTTCATGCAGCCTATCATTCTGGCTGAATTACTAGAGGTGCCCGAAGAGGATATGAAGCTGTTGATGGCTTTCATAAAGCGCTTAGTCATATCGTGCTGGCTGAATGTGGGGGCACTGGGTCAAAAGAAGGCAGAGAAGATTGTGCTGGACCTATGTGTTCTCATAAGAGAAAAGAAGCGCTTCAATGGGCTGACACTTGAGCAGTTCATTGATGACACAAAACAGACTGTTGGCGGCGATTGCTTGCCTATAGAATCGAACAGGGCACACCTGAAAAACATACTCAAAAACTTGTCATATCAAACTGAAGGTGACAAGCCTAAGATCAAGTATGTTCTATACTTCTTGGAATCTGCCCTTCAGCACAACACTGGCAAATTGAACATGGACAAGGAGGTGAATCGGTTGTTCGATAACAAGACCACCATTCATACCGAACACATCATTCCTCAGATAGAACTCAATAATCCATCAACGACCAATGAGCAACGTCTATTGATAGACTGTTTGGGGAACTTGACCATATGGGGCATACATGACAATGGCTACGCCAAGGATAAGCCATACACTGAAAAGCGAAAGGCTTTTCATGATGCTGGCTACATCCTGACGAGGAACCTGAGTGACTCATATGATGCATTTGGATATGATGACATCAATGGTCGATGTGACGCCATGATCGATGATTTCTTGACACACTTCACGTTCAATCCGGAAGAAGTACTTTCTAAGAAGATGCCCAAAAAGGTCATGCATGTTTGAAATCTAAGTCTATGTATGATAAAGACTTCTAATGGTCATCATAGACAGAGCATTCAAAGGCGCCGAGGACCTGCACGCTTACTTAAGGGAGAGGGCGGGATTCAAGGAGGCTACACAAGAGGAGAAGGAGAATTGGCGCTACCATACGCCTCTATGGACTTCTCCATCCAACTTTATTGGATGTGACCTTATTCACAAGGGGAAGGAGGTGGGAAAAGTGATTGCCGTCAGCCTACGTCCATCCCTCAACAAGCAGAGCACGACGAAGGTCATGAGCTTGCAGACCGAAAGTGGGTGCTATAAGTTCAGCAATTGTGACATCCGATTCAAGAATGCCCTATACGATGGGCGAGAACAGGTGATGAATCTGCATCCGACCCGCGCTGGGGCATATCTGTGGTCCAGAGGGTTCGTAATAGGCGAGAAGGATTACAAGTCGCTGTATTACCAGACGGAGGAGTACCAGAAGAAGTATGGCAAGACCATGGTAAAAAGACATGGCGTAGTGCGTCCATATCAGTCCAAGTCCATCAGGGCCAAGGCCAGCAAAGCCATCAAGGAGAAGTTCGGAGTGGATTGGTTCCTGACGCGCGGAACGCACTACTCCGCCATCACGAACACCATGATTGAGAAGTATGGAGTGGAGAACATCATTCACTCGTCCGACTTCTTGGAGAGGTGCGGTCAATGCACTTCCAAGGGAGAACAGGAAGTAGTTCAATACCTCGTGAGTGAATTCAGCTTGCAAGACTCGATGCACTACACAACTGGGGACACGCGGCAGGCCGTCATAACAGATCCGGAGACTTACGGGTCCTATCAGGTGGACTTCATGAACGAGCGCCTCGGCATCATCGTGGAGTTCTTCGGCGACTACTGGCACTGCCATCCAGACTTCTACAAGAAGAGTTACATCCATGACACGAATGGAAAGTCGGCAGGCGAGATATGGGCAGCCGATAAGAAGCGCCTACAGCGCCTGAAGGAACTTACGGGGTTCGAGGTGCTCGTGGTGTGGGAACGGGACTGGATGAACAACAAGGAGGCCGAGAAGGAAAGATTGCGGGCAGTCGTTTTAGAACTATCTTCGCAAAACCAAGAGTAGAACATGCAGGTAGTAAAGCTCAAGTCCAAGAGGAAGGTCGACTATACCGGTAAGGTGTATGATCTATCCTTCGTAAACGACCCATACTTTTTTGCCTCGGCAGCGGCTATGAGTGCCGGTAATAACTCGCTGATTCTCACGCATAATAGCCCTCCTGATCTGGACATCGACTTCATGTCCGGTACTGATGAGTTGTTGGATGATTTCCTGTACCAGAAGTACGGGAGGGAGCGCGTGATGGCTGTGGGCACATACTCTACTTTCAACGAGAAGGGCTGTTTGAAGGACGTGGTCCGCGCTCATTATGGTGTGGAGGCAACGGGTGATGAATCAGAGGTGAATCAGGTCACCAAGGCGATGCCTGATTGGCTCAAGGAGAAGAAGCTCACCTTGAAGGACTGGTTCGAGAATTATCCGAACATGCCCGATTGCAGCCCTGTGGTCAAGAGGTGGCTGCAAGACCCGAGGAACGAGATCATATTGGAACAGACCCTTCAATTACAAGGTCAGGTTCGCGGCTTCGGAAAGCATGCGGCAGGCGTCATTATAACGCCGCGCGAGTCGTGGCATGATGTCCCAAGCAGTGTCATAGGAAAGAACCAGAGCATCATCACGGCGTTCTCAGAGGCTGACGGTTCCAGCAAGGATCTTTCGGCGTTGGGCATCCTGAAGCTTGATCGGCTCAAGCTGAGCACCATGAACATCATCATGGATGCGATCAAGATGATCAAGCATAATACGGGGGTCGACATCACCGATACCATCATGCACATTGATGAGCACTTCGATGATAAGAACCTGTACGCTGAGTTGCGGCTCGGATTGAACCACGGGGTTTTCCAGTTTGAAAGTGCCGGTATCAACTCTCTCATACGCAACATAAACATCGACTCGTTCGATGAGGTCGTGGCGGCCAACGCGCTGTTCCGCCCCGGACCCATGGGCATTGACGCGCACACTGAATACATCCACAACAAGTTCAATCCCACGGAGATCGAGTACGCCCACCCAGCGTTGGAATCCGTATTGGCCGAGACCAACGGGGTGATGATCTTTCAGGAGCAGGTGCAGTTCATAGCCAACAAGATCGCCGGTATGAGCTTGGGCGAGGGAGACATGCTCCGGCGTTACATGGACAAGGCCTCGAAGATCATCTCCAAGACCTCCAATGGAGTGGAACTGGAAGAGAAGGATTTGCAGGACAAGGACTACCAGAACTTCCTCAAGTACTGGGAGCAATTCTTGAGCGGGGCCGCCAAGCAAGGGTATAACGAGCGCGATGTGAACATGATACGGGACTACATGGTCAAGTATCTCGGATATTCGTTCAACAAGTCCCACAGCGTGTCGTATGGCTTCATCGCCATGCAGACCTTGTATTTGAAACACTACCACCCAACGGAGTTCTATGCGTCGCTGCTGAACAACGCCAAGAACACCGGGCCCGACGACAAAAAGAAGGCGTGGATGGAGAATGCCATTGCATCGGCCATCTCCAAAGGCATCACCGTGCGCCCGCCATCAAGAAGGTCGCAATGGGAGTGTTCTACCACCGGGGAGAAGGAGATATCGCTGGGCTTCTCCATGATCAATGGGTTCGGCGAGGCAGCCTATCAGGAACTTCTCGACCTCTTGAGGGTGAAGAAGAAGACCTTGGACACCATTGCCATGACAACGTTCTTCGAGCTACCGTTCTCGAAGTTCAACAAGTCGGCCTTCGAGGCCTGCATGAAGGCCGGTGTGTTCGATGACTGGTCCACATCGCGTGAGTTTCTCATGTCGCTCAAGACGAGGAAGAAGAAGAAGCCGGGCGACCCGCATCAGATGACGGCCTTCGATATGGAGGAAGTAAGTTTGGGCGTCCGCGTGGATGATAGCGTATACCCGCCCGCTTCAGATGGAGAACGTCTAGCGCAGTTCATCGAGGTGTGCGGATTCGACATCCGGCATATCGAGCGCATAGCCAAGATAAAGAGGAACATCGAGGAGAAGGCCAGCAAGAAGTCCAAGGCCGTGGAGCCCATAACGAACTTCCATGGGGATGACTCCTATTATTTCTTCCTCAATGACATACGGCACATGAAGACCAAGCAGAACAAGGATTACCTGCAACTCATCGTGGGCGATGGCATATCAAAGACGAAGCTGCACGTGTTCGAGCCCATGGTGGAGCGCATCGTGAACGACTTGGAACGCAACGCCGTATACTTGACCCAGTTCGTACAGAACGAGAAGGGCTTCATCAATATGAAGCGCAATTGCAAGTTCAAGAAGATAGTGCATGCCTACAGCACTGACATCATAACCAATGCCGCATGAGGATATTCAGGATCTATTGCAGTGCCGCGTACGACATCGCCAGTGGTCTCGGAAGCGCTTCTTACGTGGTCACGGAGGACAACTCTGTGCTGGACGAGGACTCTGCGTGCGACAAGGCCCCAAGCGCGAACGCCACGGAGATGCTATCGGTGGCCAATGCTCTGGAGGCGGTGCGCGTTCACGGAGGAGGTGATGGCGACAGAGCCTTCATCTACATGGACTTCCGGCCCGTCTGTGATGCGTTCGAGAAGGGATGGATCACCAAGTGGCAAGAGAACGGCTGGAAGAACTCTGATGGGCTCCCTGTGCGCAACAAGGAACTGTGGGAGACCATATGCGATCACCTGCGTGGGATGAACGCGGAGTTCCGGTACACCAAGCGCGATGAGATGGGGATGTTGGAGAAGCTCAAGAAAAGGGCGCGAAAGGCCCTGCTGTCATTTGAACAGGTCCTTTAGACTGAAAGAGAGCATGCCCACCAAAGCCAACAGTATGGCGCTGATGATCCCCGCGATGGTCTTGGCGCGGGTCATAAAGACCTGAAGGGTTTCGACCTTGATGGTGAGGGCGTTTATGGCGTCCTCAACACGCTTCAGATTGGCCACATCATCCTTTTCCAAGGAGTCGATGGCTTCCCGGAAATCGTCGTCCCTAGACGCCAGTTCGGAACGGAGTTGATGGATCTTGTTCTCCAACTCCGCCAGACTGTTGTTGAGGTAGCTGAGCTTGGCTATGTCCAAGTTGGCCTTGTTGACCTCATTGCGGAGCCCGTTCAACTGCGTGTCAAGGTGCTCAAGCAGGTTGATTATGTGCCTTGACCACTCTTTCCATCCATCTCTTTCTACGCTGTCGTTCATGATGCTTGATTTATGTTGCCAGTACCGTCCCTATTGGTTTATACAGCCATTTGGGGTGGGTGTACGTGCTCCTTATCTAAATAGGATCCCTATTTACTTGGAAAGCGGGTTTGCAATGAAAAACGCGAAGAAGTCCTTTGCGAAGTGGAAGGAGAAAATGAAGCGCAAAGAATGGGCAGAGGCGAGGTATGGGGACTCTTGGGAGTTGAAGAAGCAGCAGAAGCTGGAGGAGAACGCCAAGAAGATGAGAAAGAACATGACGGCGCCAGAGAAGATCATGGCCACCCTCTTGAAGGAGTTGAAGATCCCCTATGAGTCGCAGGTCGTTCTAGGAGAGTTCATCTACGATTTCCGCCTGACCGATTCCAAGATACTGATCGAGGTCGACGGTGACTACTACCATGGCAACCCGGCGAAATATGATGATAAGGACCTCAACGCCATGCAGCGCAAGAACAAGCGCACCGATCAGAAGAAGAACATGATGGCCGGAGGTTTGAAGTACAAGTTGCTGAGGTTCTGGGAGTGTGACATACAGGACAAAGGATCCACAGTGAAGGAGGAGATCAAAAAACATATCGATGGAACTGAGAAGTGAAATACGCCGGATACTCGCCGAAGAGCTTGCCTCTCTGGAGAACCCATTGGACAAGATGAAGGACGTGGCCATCGACACTCAAGACGTGCAGGACAAGGTCAACGCATTGAAGGCTCGGGCCAAGAAGGAAAGAGATGACATCATGACCACCATGAACGCCAAGCGGAAAGCCAAGATGGTCCCGCAGGGCAATGATCCAGAGATAGAGCGTCAGCGACGCACATTGGTGGACAAGGAGATAAATGACCTCGATACCAAGCGGGTCGCAAAAGACGAGGAGCAGGATGAGATAGACATGATGGCGACCGACCTCACACAGTTGAGCACTTCGGTCAGCGACCTGCAAAAACAGAAGACTGAACTTCAGGCCATGCTTGCCCAGATGAGTGGCAACTCCCCGGAAGTAGGAGGAATGTGATTGATTTTCGGATTTTAAGGGTGTAGTATTTACCTCTACAACCTTAATGACCGGCACTTCAATGTCTGAAACCCCAAGAATCACTAACAGGAAGAACGAAAACCCTGAACCTGTTGAATCCATCGACCAAATACGCTCTAGGGCCAAGGACGATGATGAAGTAAGGACCATCGTTGAGGCTCTCAGGAGCGACAAAGCGATCAAGGAGGCCGACTATGACAAGGTCCTCACGGGGCTCGGCATTCCAGAAAGCCAGTACAGGAGGTTCCTCACCCCGAAGAGGCCGTCCGCGCCCGATCAGACGAAGACCTCCGGGAACTACAAGCTCAACAACATCAGGAACGCTGAGAAGATGTTCGAGGCCCCCACCTATGTGTTGGACCTCCCTTCAAAGGGCATGTTCTACGAGAATGGACAATCCACGTTGAAGGTGAAGGCGCTGACGGCGCAGGAAGACGACATCCTGTTCACGCCAGAGTTGATCACACAGAACAAGGTATTGCACGCTGTGCTCGACAGTGCCGTTATAGACGAATACCTTCGCCCTGAGGACATGCTTTCGTGCGATCGGAACTATGTCCTGATTCAATTGAGGATAAATGGCTTCGGGAGCGAGTACGAGCCCGGACCAATGGGATGCGACAATTGCGGAGGCGTATACACTCCGAAGGTAGACCTGTCCAAGTTGAGCATCAAGGAACTGAAGCACGCGCCGGACCCCGATGGTCTTTACTTCGTTGAGCTTCCCATGAGCAAGGTCAAGGTGAGGTTCCGTCTGCTCAATGGAAAGGATGAGCTTGCACTGCAAGGAAAGGGCATGGCCTCCATCAAGAAGCAAGGCGGGTTCAAGGCCAAGAAGATGTGGAGCGAGAGGTATCTATTGCAGATCATGGAGGTCAATGGGGAGGTCGACAAGATCTTCATCAAGAGCTTCATCGACGCGATGCCGCTGGGGGACTCACAGTTCTTCCGCAAGTTCGCGTTCGAGGTAGAGCCCGGAATTGACCTGAACTACAACTTCACATGCACGCACTGCGGGCATGAGGATGAGAAGATCGTTCCTATAACACCAAGATTGTTCTACCCTGATGCGGAGCTATGAGCGACATCGCACGTCAGTTCTCGATGATCAACGTGCCATCCAAGGGAAAGTACTATGAGGATGGCAAGTCGTATTTCCTTGTAAGGCACCTGTCGTACATCGAGGAGAACATTCTTGCGAACGACTCTTTGATGGATACCGAGGAGGGCATCAAGCTGGTGCTCAAGAGTCTCATGATGGATGACTTTGACGTGGAGAGGCTGTTGCCGGGCGACGTGCAGGCCATCAGCATGTACCTGTACTCCACCGCCTATGGTGACAAGATCGAGTTGGAGGTGACGTGCCCCGGCTGTTCCTACAAGGAAAAGAAGGAGGTACACATAAGCAACTTCAAGATGAAGGAGGTCAATGCTTGGCCCGATGAAAGACGCATGGTCATGGGCATACTCCCCGTGTCCAATCATTCCTTCACGATGCGCATCCCCACGTTCTTCGACGAGTTCCGCTTCAAGCGCAACATGCAGAATCAGGACACGCACTTGGACCGCATGTCTTTCCTCGTGAGCGAGGTGAACGGCGTGAGCGGACAAGGCATGGTGAGACAATACATCTCCACACTGCCCATACAGGATTCTAGGTTCCTCAGGAAATTCATCGACAACAACACTCCCGGTGTCGATACCCATGTTGGTCATGAGTGTGCCGAGTGCCATCAGGAGTTCAAGGTACACGTATCCAGTGGTCACAACTTCCTGCGGTTGCCATCTTCTTATGCCGCATCGATGTTGGAGGAGGTATACCTTGTGGCCAAACACGGGGAGAACATCGGATGGGAGGAGGCCACACGCATGAGCACGATACAGCGCAAATGGGTTCTGACGCGGATCCAGCAGGATAACAAGCGCAAAGGGGACAATGAGGCCAAGGAAGCTGAGCGCATGAAATCCAGAGGCCGCAGGTTCAGCAAACGCTAACAAGGCAAAGCTGGTGTCCACTGGCTATTTACAAACACATGGAGCGTTTTCAAGAGATAGATGACTTGGCCTTGAGAACTGAGGGTCTTTTCGGCAAGCTGATGTCCAAAGTGGGCCTTGGTGCTCAGAACACAGGAGCCGCACGAGCGCTCGGTGGAGGACGGTACGCCATCGGAAGTAATGAAATACAGAAGCTGGGCGGCGTCGCTGAGGACGAATTTCTGAAGTATGACTGGAACAACGGCAAGTTGTCGTTCCTCACCAAAGGCCAATGGACCGCCAAGGAATTGGTGCTACAGATAAGCCAAGGGGTCGAACAGGTCGTTCGTTTCGCTGGTGTATGGAGAGCAGGAGCCTTCGTTGGGAACTTCTTCGGAGACTTCCAAGGCGAATCCTTCGAGGGGCATTTCCAATCGGCCTTCAACAGCTACAGGTCGGGCCCCAGCACGTTCGTCAACGGAAAGGTCACCTCATTCGATAGGGGAGTTATAGGCGTCCCCAAGCTGGAGGTCACCTCATTGGACAAGTCCTCACAAAAGAGAGTGGTGTCGCTCTTGGAAATGAGGGTCGGCCACTATTGTAACCTGACGGATGATCAAGGCGTGACGCACTCCTTCCAGATGACCAAGTGCTGCGACAGCACCAGTATGGACATCGAACTAAAGGAGGAGACAGGCCAGAAACGCGGCATACGGATTCCATGGACCGAGATGCGCAAGAGCGATGACCCGAACGAATTCAGAAGATTGTCGAGCATCCGCATCGGTGGTCGCCCACAGATACCATACCTGTTCGCCAATGACCGCGTTGGTGCCATCACCAACATCGAGATATCCACCAAGCCAACGATGTTCGGCACCACGGTGGATACCTACCTGTTGGATACCACACTTCTTCGACCCCTATCGTTCCCGGTGGCCAAGGTCACCATTCACCTCTTCAGTCCCGAGGAGGTCATGAAGTTCGGTCAGATCCATCAGGACCTCTCCAACAACGCCATGCAGTTGCACTTGAGGAACATCACCGATGGCATCAAGTTCAAACTCATCACAGGCTACAAGGGGTACCCCCATCTGGCTGGCATCTTCAATAATGTGGAGGGGCAGGCCGTTAAGCATCCGAAGTATGCCACTTCCATGAAGTGGCTCGATGAGTTCGTCCAATACGTGCTCTTGCGCATGATGCGCAGCAGGACGGTTGGGGGCTCGTACGTGAACAACGAGCGCGGAAGAAAGATATTGACAACGGCACTTAACAGCCTGATTACCAAGGCAGGAATAGCCCCTCCTCAGGCGGCTCCGGCTCCCGGTCCTACGGCGGTACCACCAAAGAAGAGAAATGTGGCACGAAGCATGATTCCAGAATCGGCATCATTTTCCGCTATAGATCAGATACTTAACGAGGCTTTGAAACAAAAAGGTCGCTAACTTCGTATAACAGTCTAAGCACCCAACCCATGAGCCAGAAAATGTCGTCCTTTCGTGAAGCATGCTTGCGCGGGGCCCAAAACCTTCCACCACTCGTGGAGAAACAGCCACGAGTTATGAGCCGCAAACTGAACTTGTTCCTCCAAATGGTCGTGGGCCTGACCTTCTCCATCCCCTACCTCTTCATCAAGGATATGGACGACCAGTATAAAGAGGTAATGGGACGCAGCGCCATCTTGTTCGTGATGTTCGGCTTCTGCATGGGTGTTCGTGCTTTGGCCGTCCTTACTTCACCTGCATCCGCATGGGGCCCCAATGGTGGCACTGACAACATTGCACGCCTTCGCCAGTACCGAGAATCCAAAATGATGGGTCTGTCAGGAAATGATCGTGCGGACCTCATGCGCTCCACGCAGTTGTTGGACGCACCAGCAACAGATGAGTTCGGACCCAATTCCGCCACCGCAAGAACGCGCCAATACCTCAACGGCAAGCTCGCTGGTATGACGCCCGAAGCAGGCTTGAAATACCTAAGAGGGGATCGCAAATGAAGACCATTGAAAAGGAGTGCAAGACCAACGGGCTCACTTTCGAGAAGTGTGGCAAGTCGAAGTACCGCATACAGACGGCGATCGACAAGAAGGACTACGTATGGAAATGTACGACCCTCAAGGAGTGTAGAGAAGCCATCGTTCAGGCCTTGAGCCTACGAAGTTGGCTGAGTACCTCGGTCGGATGACAAAAGGCGAAGGGCTGGTAGTGATACCAGCCCTTCGCCTTTTCAAGGCCATTCTATTTAGTGGAAATGGCCAAGAAGGACTCGTTCGGCAATTTCGACTCCAAAGAGCTTAAGGCGTTCATCGCGGAGATAGAACGTGGACGTAAGGAGACGAACGTTTGGAGGGAGACCCTAGATGGCTTCTCCTCTACGTTCTTCGGCTTCTCCTCGGCTGCCTTTTTCAAGGAAGTGCCCAAGTCAGTCAATCAGATGGCAGCGGAGTTCAAGGCCGCCAACATTGCCATGGGCGAGCTTCAGACTGCGGGTCTAGGACTACAGGATGCGTTCGCCAACAAGAAGATAGTTGATAGTGTAGGGAACACGCGCAGCGCCATGGATGCCCTGCGCAGTTCCATAACCCGCACTATGACCGATGGGACCAGTGCGATGGACGATGTGCTGGACAAGATGGAGCAAGCCCAAGCCAATAACAAGAACGTGTGGAGCCAATTGTCGCTTGATGAGCAGGTGAACTTGGGCAAACTGCTCAACTCTGAGGGCTTCGAGTTCTTGAGCACCATAACGAACGTCGAGAAAAAGTCGGAACTCATACAGAAGATCCTCTTTCAACAGGAGGAGAGATTCATCAAGAACAACAAGGAATCCCTTGATCTTCTTGCCACGCATGAGTCCATTCGCGACGTCATGAACACCGAGGTCACGGCATTGGACGATGCGGAAAAAAAGTACAAGAGGTTGTCGGCAGAAATGCGGCAGACCATGAAGACGCCTTCTTTCCTGCAAGCCCTTAACAATGGACTAGGGGAGATGGGGAAGAACCTTCGGGAAAAGGTCATGACCAATCTCAATGATGTGGACATCGGTATTCATGAGATACAGCGGAACACCGGCGTGATGATCGCCCAGAATACAGCAGGGCTCAATCGATGGACATCTGGTATGGCCCAATACGGAATGACCATCGCAGACGCCGCACAGATGATGGAAGGATTGGGAGCGGCATTGGCCACCACCAATCAGGGTGTCCTCATGGATGCCACAACCAAGTTCCGAATGATGACCAAGTCGCTTGGCATCAGCAATGAAGAAATGACATCCATCAGCGCTTCTATGATGAGGGTCGGAAGTTCAGCAGATGACGTTGCTGATGCGATGGACCTTGCCAACAAGAGCGCAAAGCTTTTGGGCGTGAGCACCAAGCGTGTTACGCAGCAGATAGCGAAAAACATCGACAAGATGCAATCGCTGGGCTTTAAGGGTGGCGTGCAGGCGCTCACCATTATGGCGGCCAAGGCAGAAAAGTTGGGCATGCAGGTCGATGACATCTTCAACGTAGCAGAGCGGGCAAGGTCAATAGAAGGCGCTATGGACATGGCTGCCCAACTTCAGTTGGCTGGAGGCAGCTTCTCCAACATCAATCCGATGGAGCTTCTGTCGGCGGCCAGAAATAGCCCCGAGGAGCTTCAGAAGATATTGGCCTCAATGGGAAAGGACCTCGGTCATTGGAACAAAGAGATGGGAACATATGACTTCAACCCCATCGATTACGATAAGATCAAAATAGCTGCCGAGGCTGCTGGGATGTCGGTGGAGAAGTTCCAAGACATGATCCGTAAGGGGGCTATGCTCGACAAGAAGACGGTGGGAATGGGAGAGAGCATGTTCTCGTCATTGGCATCATCTCTTTCAAACGACATCAAAGGCATAGACGCCGACATGGCCAAGGGCATGCTCGGCGACTTTTTGGAGTTGGGAGAGAATGGAGAGGTGAAGTTGACCTCGGACTTCAAAAAAGCGAAGCTTCTCGACAAAGCCGGTATCAAAAGCATTGCTGACCTGAACGAAAACAACATCAAAGGGTTGCTGGACATCAGCAATAAGGACACCAAGAGTCTTAAGGAGCAGGCTGAGCAGAACATGTCCCTTTCTGAGACGTTCAATGCGTTCACCGCATCGCTTACGAATCTGTTCACGGTGTTCCAGCCGATATTGAACGGGTTCACGGAGGTCATCACCATGATGTCGGATGCCTTGCACTCTGCGGCTGAAAAGCTTCATGAAGTGTTTGGAGAATTCGGCGATTGGATCATACCCACTTTGACAACCGCCACTGTGGTATTCAAAAGCAAGATATTCGACGTTGTCAAGAAAGCTCTATCAACAATAGGAGAAAAGATACTATTCAGGAAAAAAGACGCAGACAATAGTGGAGGCATAGGAGGGCTCGCTGGCTCCATGAGGCAGGTCTCTGATCGTGCAGGGGGCATCAAGGAGGTCAACCTCGGCAGGTTTGCCTTAGCTCTAGGCATAATCGGAGCGGCGGTGATCGGGTTCATGGCAGGACTGAAACTCGTTGGAGGCACTCCCGGACTCCGGCAATTGGCTGGCGCTGCCGGGTCCATGCTGATCCTAGGAAGTGGAATATGGGCTCTATCCAAGATGTCTCCTGATAATGAGAACATCGTGAATATGGCTCTGGCTATGGCCATCATCGGTGCAGCGATGATACCGTTTGCTTTTGCAATGAACATGATGAGCGGTATGAATTGGGAAGAAATTGGAGCATCATTGGCAATGATGGGATTGGCCGTCCTTGGCGTTATGGCACTGGGTGCGATAATGGCAAGTGGGTTTGGAGTGGTAGCGTTAGAAGCTGGCGCTTGGGCACTGGTTAGTGTCGGGGCGGCAATGGCTCTGGCTGGTGCAGGATTCTTGGCAGCCGCAATGGCCATGGAGAAACTGGCTGGAATAGACTGGGGGGGAATAACCAAGATGGGTGCTGCGATGTTGTCCGCCGCACCCGGCATGATTGCATTTGGCATAGCCACAATGGCTTTTGCCAACCCCATCGCTATGCTCGGAATGGGTCTGATGGTTCTGCAATTGACTGGGTTAGCACTGGTCATGGTGCCATTGGCCGCAGCCATGGCCATGACATCGGATTCGATGAGCAAGTTCGTCTCATCTATCGACAAGTTCAAGAGCAGCGTCAGAGGGGCGGACCTTGGAGGTGTGTTCTCCGCTATTTCACAAGCCATTGAACAGCTTGGAGATGTAATGGAGGATGCCGATATGGAACGGATCAGCGAAGCGCTGTCCTCCATCAACGTCTCCATAGACACCTCCAGTGTGGATGGCCTCAAGAACGCCATAACCTCAATGCCATCCATCATTGTTCACGTCGACAGGTCAGACATGGACAAGATGATGGGGTCGCTCTCGTCGATAAAAATGGGCATGGACAAGGCGCAAATGGAGCGCGATATGGCGAGTCTGCCATCGGTCAAGGTTGCACTTGACGTAGCGTTCGTGCGTGATCAACTCAAAGGCATGTCTGAGGTATCGATCAAGGTGGACACCAAAGCGCTGATGGACGCGGCCGCCTCACTCCCGCCACTTAGCGTGGACGTGGACACCTCCAAGTTGATGTCCATCATGTCATCAATGCCGGTGTTGAAGGCCAAGTTGGACACCTCCGAAGTGGAGAGCCTTATCAAGCAGATGCCGAGCATCACCATAAGCGTGGACCAGCAGGCTTTCAATGACGCGGTTTCCAGCATGCCATCGATGAAGTTGAGCATCGATACGAGCGAAGTGGTCAAGTCGTTGAGCGAACTGCCAGCCGCCACGGTCACGGTCGACACTCGCGTGTTGCTGGAGAAGTTGTCATCGTTGCCACCAGTGAGAATGTCCTTGGACATGGACGGTGTTGCGGAGCAACTCGCCATGGTATCTCAAGTGCGTATCAGGCTCGACATGGAGGAGTTGACCCGTTTGGCGCCGCTTGAGATCAACATCGACACAAGGCGGATAGATGAGCAGTTGGCTGCGATATCGTCGCCGACCATAAGGTTTGTTGTGGACACTGAGGATGTGTACGAGAAGCTGGACTCATTGAAGTCCATCGCGTTCACTGTTGACGTCAATGGCATCATGGACCAGATATCCACCATAAAGTCCATCGAGTTCACTGTCGACACCAAAGGCCTATCTGATCAACTGGCCGCCCTCAGGAACATCGAGTTCACTGTCGACACCAAAGGCCTATCTGATCAACTGGCCGCCCTCAGGAACATCGAGTTCACCGTGGACACTAAAGGCTTGTCGGATCAGTTGACAGCCTTGAGAAGCATTGAGTTCACCGTGGATACCAAAGGTTTGTCTGACCAGTTGATGGTCTTGAGGAGTATCGAGTTCACCGTGGACACCACGAATCTTTCGGACCAGTTGGCCTCATTGAGGAACATCGAGTTCACCGTGGATACCAAAGGTTTGTCTGACCAGTTGATGGCCATGTCATTGCCGAGCTTGGAGATTGTCATGAACACTCAGGAAGCGGAAGCCAAGCTGGCCATGTTGTCGACCATCAAGATAAGCGTTGACGTCAATGGCGTGAAAGAGCAAGTGGCGGCCCTGTCAGCCATACGCATCCCAATTGACACAGGGAACCTAGAGAATCTTACGCAGTCCGTTCGCGTGGTCATCGATAGGGAATCACTTCTTAAGGCGTTCGCATTCGTTCCTGAGATCAGCGTTCGTATAAACACCTCGAACATTGAGGAGCAGTTGTCTGCTCTCCCATCGATCAATCTAGGGTTTGAACTCGACGGTATGAAGGAGGCCTATAGTATGATGTCCGATATGGGTCCTGTTCATATCGAGGTGGACATTGAAGCGCTGAAGACCATGCTCGACATCATCAACGATGTGCCGATCACCATCAATGCCTCTGAGGTCTATGAGGCCGTAGCCTCTCTGCCATCCTTGAGCGTGACAGCCAACGTTTCATCGATAGTGGAACAACTCACAGCCCTTCCGCCAATATCATTGAGCATCAACAGGAGCGACATAGAGCGAATGACAACGCTCTTGTCCTCCATCCAGATCGCGTTGGATGTGTCGGCTATAGAAAGCGCTGTGTCAGGACTCAAAATAGGAATTGACACCTCTCATCTTGATAAATCAGTTTCTGACCTGAAATCGGTTGACCTTCAAGGTATTGGAGGAACATTGGCCTCCATCGAGGCGACCATCAGCAAGATAAGTGAGGAGCGTCTGGCGGCCATCCGTGTGGCTCCCGAGGAACTTGGTGCATCAACGAAGATGCAGATGGAGTTGATGGCGCGTCTATCGGACTCCATCGATAGGCTCAGCACCGCATCCTCCAGCGAACAGAAAGACAGGAGGATAGTGGTTGAGCTAGAGATGGACGGTCGCCAGATAAAGACCAAGATATTGAAGGACACGAGCATAGTGACCTGAAATCGTATTTCTGTACTATTTATCTGTACATATACCGATTTGCACCTCACAGAACGACATATCATCACCAACCAACATCCTTGGTTCAAAGAGCTAGACCATGCGACCTTTCTATCCAAGAACCTCTATAACCGCGCGAACTACGTTGTACGTGAGGAGTTCATCAAGACCTCCAAGGAAAAAGAGGAGGGAAAGCGTGAGCAAGCCAATTGGATGCGCACCCACGAACTCAACCGCATGCTATTGACCGACGAGAACTACATCGCTCTGCCGCGCAAGGTGTCGCAACACGTTCTCATGCAAGTCGATTCGGCATGGAAGTCATTCTTTGCCTCTATGCGCTCATGGAAGAAGAGTCCGAGCAAGTTCAAGGCAAAGCCCGAGCCGCCACGTTTCAAGCACAAGCAGAAAGGGCGCGCTGTGCTCGTGTATTCCAATCAGGCGATATCGAAGATGGCTTTGAAAAAACGCAAAGCCATCGAACTATCCGGCGTTGATGGTCTATCTATCCCATATCAGCACATAGGGTGTTCACCAATTGAAGCACGCATTGTCCCTTGCTTCAGAACCGGACGCATCATCATTGAGGTCGTATACGAAAAACAACCGATTCACCATGACCACATAGGCAAAAACCTTCACCTCGCCATCGATCTAGGCGTCAACAACCTCATGGCCTTGACATCAGACAAGCCGGGATTCATTCCGGCCCTTGTCAACGGAAGACCATTGAAGTCCATCAATCAGTTCTATAACAAGCGAAGAGCGAAGTTGCAATCTATGCTTCCGGAAGGACAGAAGACCAGCAAGAGACTTCGTCGCCTATTCGCAAAGCGCAGCAATAAACTACATCATGAGATGCATCATGCGTCAAAGTTGGTCATTGACATATGTCTCAAGCACGGCATTGGTTCAATCATCATCGGGAAGAACGATGGATGGAAACAGGGTGTAAACATCGGCAAGCGCAACAACCAGAACTTTGTGTCGATTCCATTTGACAAGCTATTGTCGCAGATTGAGTACAAGGCCGCGTTGCAAGGAATCGATGTGAAAGTTCGGGAAGAGGCATACACCAGCAAGTGTTCCTTCTTGGACCAAGAGCCTATTCGCAAGCACGAGACCTATGCCGGAAGACGAGTCAAACGTGGCCTGTTTCGCGCAGACGACGGAAGACTCATCAACGCGGACATCAATGGTTCGTACAACATTCTTAGAAAAGAAGTCCCCGCAGCTTTCGCCAAGGGGATAGAGGCCGTTGTAGTTCGGCCAAAGTGCGTGTAAACTCATTTTAACGCATCTCTATTTAGAAATGAGATGTGGAATTACGATCCAAATGAAGAGGAAGAGAGAATCTTCCAGAAATTCCTAAAGTACTATGGCCAGTTCTCCGATAGGAAGCGTCAGAACCTGCTGTCGAAGAACCTTCCTGTCTCTACGGATGTTTACGATGTAGAGTACGCGCGTTTGCGCGGGACCTCATTGGCGAAAAATGTTCCTAATCCCTCTGACATAGAGAAGGATTCACAGCATACAAGGAACCTTAACCTGTCCAAGACGGTGCCCAGCGGATATGATGTCCAAAAGGCGTCCGACGCATACCGTACATCCCTTCTTTCAAAGAACATACCTGTCCCTCATGATGCTGTTTCGAGCAGTGATGGCATGCGTCGTTACTTGCTTGCCAAGAACACCACGTCCCCGAATGCAGACCACGTGAGCTACTCGGACTTGTTCAGGCAGGCGTTGCTTGCCAAGAACGTGTCCAGTGCCCATGATGTTGTCAAAGACAGCGAAAGAGCCCGTCAGGCGCAACTCTCCAAGAACGGCATGGGCGAGAGCGATGTCGTAAAGGACAGTGAAGCTGCTCGTCAGGCGCAACTCTCCAAGAACGGCATGGATGCGTCCGACGCAGTAAAGGACAGCGAGGTCTACCGTCAAGCTCAATTGTCCAAAAATGGCATGGATGCGTCCGACGCAGTAAAGGACAGCGAGGTCTACCGTCAAGCTCAATTGTCCAAAAATGGCATGGACGAGAGCGATGCTGTGAAGGACAGCGAGGAAGCACGTAAGGCGCAACTCTCCAAGAACGGCATGGGAAAGAGCGATGCTGTAAAGGACAGCGAGGTTTACCGTCAAGCTCAATTGTCCAAAAATGGCATGGACGAGAGCGATGCCATTGGCGATAGCGAGGAGGCGCGTAAGGCGCAACTCTCCAAGAACGGCATGGGAGAGAGTGATATCGTTGGAGACAGCGAGGAGGCGCGCAAGGCGCAACTCGCACGCAACTACTACGATACTACCGACAACATCATCAAGGACAGCGAGGAGGCGCGCAAGGCGCAACTCGCACGCAACTACTATAATCCTTATGGTGATCTTGTCAAGGATACAGAAAGTGCGCGGATAGCACAGTTGATCAGGAACGGAGGGAAGATCTCCGACATACTGAAAGATACGGAGGAGGCACGCAAGCTCCAACTATCCAAGAACGGCATGGATGTGTCCGACGCGGTGAAGGACAGTGAGGCTGCTCGTCAGGCTCAACTATCCAAGAACGGCATGGACGTATCCGATGTGCTGAAAGACAGCGAGGAGGCGCGCAAGGCGCAGCTATCGAAAAACGGCACAGATGAGAGCGATGCGCTTTTGGACAGTGCGGATGCGCGCAAGGCCCAACTCTCCAAGAACAATGATCCTGTGGATGACGCGCTGGCGAACAGCGATGCATTCAGAGACGCTCAGCTTTCCAAGAACAAGCCGACTGAGCACAGAGTGAATGAAGACCAGATACGTTTGGCGCAGCTTGCCAAGAACGTGATGGCCAACATAAGCGACATACTGCGCTCCACCGAGAGCGCAAGGGATGCGCAGCTTTCAAAGAATGTACCCAAGGATTCTGATGTATTGTCGTCATCGGAAGTCTATCGTGACGGACAATTGTCCAAGAATGTTCCTGTCGCCAGCAACGCATTGACCGCTTCTGAGGAGGCGCGCAAGGCGCAATTGTCGAAGAATCATGAGCGCGAGTCCGACGCCATTCGTGACAGCGCGAATGCGCGTGAGGCACAACTCAGCAAGAACGTGCCCAATGAGCCCGACCTGTTCCATACCGAGGACACGTACAGGCTTGAGCAACTGCGTAGAAATGTGCCCACGACGAGTGATGCGATAAAGGACAGTGAGGCTGCTCGTCAGGCTCAACTCTCCAAGAACGGCATGGGTGAACCAGATGCTGTGAAAGACAGCGAGGAGGCGCGTAAGGCACAACTCTCCAAGAACGGCATGGGCCAGAGCGATGCGGTGAAGGACAGCGAAGACGCGCGCAGGGCCCAACTCTCAAAGAATGTATCGGATACGTCCGATAGAACATTCGAGGAGCAGAAGATACGTCTTGCCCAGTTGAGCAAAAACTCATACACGCTCGATGATGTCTTGAAGTCAAGCCAAACGCATCGTCAAGCTCAACTGTCCAAGAACGGCCCACGCGATTCGGATGTGGTCAAATCCAGCGAAGACGCGCGCAACGCGCAGATTTCAAAGAACGTGCCCGTGGACAGGGATGCGCTTGCTGATTCACAACTTCAGCGTGAGGCGCAGTTGTCCAAGAACGCGGACAACTATTCTGACATCGCACGCGACACCGAGAGCCACAGGCAGGCTCAACTGTCAAAGAACAACCCGTCCGATTCTGATGTTCTGAAGCAGAGCGAGATATATCGTCAAGACCAGTTGTCGAAGAACGGCATGGATGAGCCGGATGCCGTCAAGGATAGTGACGCACATAGAAAGTCGCAACTTTCCAAGAACATAGCCGTGGACAGCGATGTGCTTCGCGTAACGAAGTACCAGCGCGAGGCGCAACTTTCCAAGAACGTACCGTCCAGCAGTGACCTGTTGGGGGATTCAGAGCAGCAACGTCATGAGCAATTGTCCAAGAACGGAATAGAGGACACAGATGCCGTCAAGGACAGCGAAGCTTACAGGCAGGCACAGTTGTCCAAGAACATCCCAGTGAAAGGCGACGTACTTGGTGATTCCGAGCAACAGCGCTCTGCGCAGTTGAGCAAGAACGCAGAGAGAACGAATGATGTTCTTGCTTCCAGTGAGGAGTTCCGTCATGCACAGTTGAGCAAGAACAACGACCTTACCGATAGCGATGCTCTTGCTGATACGGAGAGCCAGCGCAACAAGCAGTTGTCGAAGAACCAGCCCAAGGAAAGCGATGCTCTTTCCGAATCGGAACAATACCGCGATGCCCAACTGAGCAAGAATGTTCCCGAGAGCAGCGATGTTCTATTGCAGGCAAAGAAGTTCAGGGAAGCACAACTCAGCAAGAACGTACCCGGCGCAAGCGATGTACTGAAAAGCTCTCAGGCACAGCGTGAGGCACAACTCAGCAAGAACGAGCCGAAGGAGAGCGACGCTCTTGCAAGCTCACAAGCGCAACGCGAGGCACAACTCAGCAAGAACGA